CAAGGTCGTCGAGTTTGTCCGGGGTGTACCCCGTTATCTCGATGTCCTCGCGGAGGTAAATCTTGCCCACATAGCGGTCCCTGAATTTGTCCGGGATAGTGATCTCTTTGTGGTGGTATCCGGAGCCCATGTGAACGGGCCGATCTGTCCCCATGCGCCGCTTGAGGAACTCCTTGATCGCATGGTGTACGTAGGGGTCTTTGTCCTCGATCCAGTGGCCGAGTTCGTGCACCGCTGTTTTCTTGTCCGCCCCTGGGACTAGATGCACGCCCACCTGATCCCCGCTGTCGAGATAGGCCGAGGCCGTGCGCTCGTCCGGGTCGAGGCTCGGCTTGCGCTTGTAGAAGTGAACGTCGCCATAGTCCCCGGCGCGTCGGTGCCAAATAGAGCCGATGAACTCCGCCGCTTCGTCGATGCCCTCTGACTGGTACTCCGAGATCACGCCGTTCTCCAGCGAGAGCTGAACGCCTATCCGATGCGCTGCTTCTGGGTTGTCCACCTTCAGCTCTTCGAGGAGGAACTTTTGCGCCGCCTTCCGTGCCGCTTCGCCCTCTTCCTCCATCAACTCCAAGTTCGCCGCCTTGAGCCGCACGTATTCTGTGTTTTCGTCCAGGGCTTTCATTAGCCCCCGGATCTTTTTTTCGATCTCGTTGACCCTCTCTTGATCGAAGGAGAACGGGTCGTTGGGGTCGCTCAGCTCTCGCCTGATCGCATTGATCTCTCGGTTCCAATCGCCGACCTGTTTGACCACCGGGTCGCGGATCTCCTGAATCCTCTTGAAGTTCTCGGCGGCCTTCCGCAGGTTTCTCTTCCTCTCCTCTTCAGTCTTTTCGAGAACCTTCAGCAGCCTCTTCCGGATGGCCGAGCCTTCCTTGCCAGCCCTGGCCTTCGCCTCGCGTCTCGCCGTATCGACGAAGCGGATCTGCGCCCCTCGATCTTGGGCTCCGAGAATGTTCCGTATCTCCTGGGCGGATAGGTTGTTGGCGTCCTTGTCCGGCATCAACTTGGCCGCCTTCACCAGATCGCGAAGCTCATCGGTTTCGAGGTTCTCCAACTTCACATCGTAGGCTTTCGCCATCGCGTTGGCGATCCGGACCCGGATCGGCTTCATTAGCTCGTCTGGAATCTCGCCCAGGTCGCCGTCCATCTCATCGCGAAGATCGAAGATCGCTTGCTGTAGACGAACGAACGTCGGGAGGTCGTCCCCGTCGATGGCGTCGAGGATCTTCTCGCCCCACTCCTCGTACTTCTTCGCTCTCGCCTGCCAGGTGGCATCAAGCACCTTCCCGAACCTGTCCCCGAGCTGCTCTGCGACCTCCGCCACGACCTCTTTGAGCGCATCGTCGTCGATGTAGATGACATCCGGAGCGAACTCCTCGCCGAGGTGCTTTATTAAGCTGCCTCGCCTGGTCTTCGACATGAAGAGGACCCGATTGACGTCCCCCTGCTGTTCGCGCGGTAGCTTCGACAGCTCGCGAAGTTGATCCCGATACCAGACCCTCATCCCGGCCTTGAGCGCATCGCGCAAGGCGATCTGATCGTCCTCGTCGAGCGTGGCGAACTTCGGGACTGTCTTCCAGCGGCGCTTGAGGACCTCGCTCGACTGCACGGCGGCCTTGAGCGCGGCGTCCATGCCGGTGTTCGTGATGGCGCTGTCGGTCGCGGTCCCCCATTGACCGATGTTGGCGTTCATCGAGCCCGTGATCCAGTCCCTCGCGTCGTCCCGAGTGGTCCGCTTGCCCGCCCGTATCCGGTCGCGGATCATCACCTCCAGGCCATCTCGCATCACGGAGCGCAGGCCGCCCTCTCCCTCGAACAGCTCAGCGATCTCCGGCTCGGCCTTCATCCACAGCTCTGGCGGGGCGAGTTCTTCCGCCATCTCGTCGGCAACCTTGGCCGCATACACATCAACCTTGTCGTCGACCTCCTGCGTGATGGTCTCCGTCATCTTCTGGAGCGCGAACTTGTGGGCGTCGTCGCGATCTGGCTCCAGGTCGGTGTCGAGCATCCGCTCTCGGAACGCCGCCCGATACACGTCCATCCCCCTGAAGACGATTTGGCCTGATTCGAGGTCCTCGGCTGGCATCACCTGTTTCAGAAGCTCGTGTCGACTGATCTGCGCCAATGCGGTGCTCGTCGCCTGAGCGATCTCCATGTCTGGTGGCAACACAACCTCGGTAGCCGCCTTCTGCGCCACATTGGCGACGGCATCCTCGACGGTCACAGCGTCCTTCTCTGGCCGGATCGCAGGCCGCATCCTGGACTCCTCGGCTGGCCGCGCCAGGAGCGTTGTAGATGGCCTCTCGTGACCGATCTCGGAATCGACCAACTCAAGGAACGCGCTCTCATCGTCACCCCAGATCTGCCCAGCTCGAACCCTGGCTGCGTTCAGCGCCGAGGGGTACTCAACGCCCTGTCCGGTGCCTGGAACCTCGATGAGCTGCTCTGCCCGGATGTTGCCGTCCTCGTCGAGCAGCGTCACGCGAAACGTCCACTGGCCCCGCTTCTTGGGCACGGGACCGAACGCCTTGCGGTAGGGCGCGGTGGAAGACTTCATGCCGTGATGGTCGATCTTCGGGATCTTCGGCAGCGTCGGGGTCGGGACGATCTCGGGGATCTCCGGCCCAGCCGCTTTCAGCTTCGCCGCCTTCTCCGCCATCGCCGCCTTCCGGACGTCGTGCTGGTAGTTGTTGTTCACGTACTTCCAGAACCGCGCCATCGCCTCGTCGTCTTCGAGTTCGAGATCGCCCTGCCAGCGATTCCGGTAGAGCAGCAACCGGCCCAGCGTGGTGGTTCCGGTGAGGCGAGGATCGTCGAGTGCCCCGAGGTCGATCTCCAGGTCGAGATCCGCGAGCTTCCACATGGCCTTCGGGTCTGGATCGGCGAGGATCGTCAGGAGTCGGTTGCGGTCCTCGGGGCTCAGTGCGTCGAGGATCTGGCGCGTGATGTGCGGATCGCCCGCCGCGCCCCACGGCTCCTCCGAGATCCGTCCTGGCCCCATGACGGCGGTGATCTTGTTCCGCACGTTGTCCCAGGCTCCTTGGTTGGGTGTGAACCCATACCGAGCCCAGGCATAAGAGCCGTTCGAGGTGGCGTCCGGGATGTGGATCTTGGAGACCCCGATCTTCTCGTACCACTCCATCGAGTTGCGCATGATGTGGCGCCCGAGACCGCGCGCAATCGGGTCCACGTAGAGCGCGTCGTGATCGACCTCGACGCTGCCATCGGCCTTCTTGTTGAAGGTCCGCATGATGTCGAACATTTTGTTGCCGTCTTTGTCCGCGTACTCGATGTGGACGAACCCGGTGCGCTCGTTGGGGTCGATGCTCACTGTCATCGAGTTGATGTGCGTGGCGTCGTCCGAATCTTCGATGATCCGGATCATCCAATCCTCGACCTCCTGGTCTTCGCCGAAGAGGTTCTGCCAGGCCCGGTGCATCTCGTCGAGATCGACATCCTCCTCCCGCGCTCCACCCTTGGCCGTCTTCAGCAGCGAGAGCTTGATGTCGGGCTCGACCTCCACCGCACCACCGCCAGGATCGGTGACCCGGATCGGCTTGAGCAGCGTTTCGAGCTTCTGGCGAGCGGTGACGTACTCGACCCTTCCGGATTCCTCGATCCGCTCCCAGATGTCCCAGGCTTCTCGGCCCTTGGCCTTGTCCAGGAAGCGGGTCAGCGCATCCCGGTTGTGGACGTAGATCTTGCCGTCCTTGCCCTTCGATTCGAGGATGAGCTTGGCAACGCCACGGACCTCGTTGTCCCAGATGTTGATCTCGTCGAAGAGCGACTCTTCCAGGGCGTTCATCGCCCGCACCGTGACGGTCCGATGGGCGCCGCGAAGAATTGGATCTGGCACCCCTCGACCCATCTTGGCCTCGCGCATCTTGGCGAGCTTGGCGGCGAGGTCTTCGGGCAGCGTGTTGTAGTCGGCGACGACCCGGTAGCCTCGCTTCCTCGCCATCTCGATCTTCTTCTTGAGACCCTCCAGGCTGCCGTCTCCGGTGCCGTCGAGGACCATGTGGGTCTTCCTCTTGGCAGCCACCCGGCGCAGGGCCTCCTTGACGAGGTAGCTCGACTCCTCGTGGACAACCTGGGCGTTCTCGACGCTGCGCAACTTGAGGAGCTGCTGGTACTCCGGCAGCCAGTCTTTGATGGCGTCGGCGTTCAGCAGCGCGTGACCCTTCGGCAGCGAGTAGTAGCCCGCCTCGATTCCGGTGCTCTTGCCCGAAGCCGGGCCGCCTCCCATCATGTGAAACGTCAGCTCGTCGACGTCGATGTTGTCGGAGTCCTCGATGATCGTGTTGACCATGTAGTCGAGGATGGTCTCGTGCAGCTCGCGCCGCTCTGGGGTCCACTCCCCCTCCGGCGTCTTGTGCATATTCTGGGTCTCTTGCTTCGTGCCGGGCTCGTGCCACTGATCGACCTCGGCCTGGATCTTCTCGCGCTCCTCGCCCTCGGCCTCCTTCGCCATCCACTTGAGGAACTCCTCGTCGCCGGGGTGATCGCCTGGAGCTTCGGAATCGAACTTGGCGGCAGCCCTGGCTCCCACCTTATAGGAGAGGCCCTGGCGCTCCAGCACCTCGTCGAGCTTGTGCTCGAACTGGTTCTTCGCCAGCTCGCGCCGGTACTTGTTCCCGACGTAGTGCCAGAAGCGCGTCATCTGCTCCGGGTCGTCGAGCTGGATGCGAGCACCCCAGTAGCTATTCCTGGCAACGAGCACCTGGCCCAGCTTGAGCGCGTCCTCGACGCCATCCGGATCGGGCACCACGAGATCGAGATCGGCCAGTTGCCACATGGCCCTGGGGTCCGGGCTGCTGAGGATGTCGAGGACCCTGGCCTTCTCGTCGTCGGTCAACGCCTGGAACGCTCGGACCATCTTGGTCTGGTCGGCCCAGCCGCCCTCGAAGTCGATGTCCTCCGCGCCGCCCTTGCCCAGGAGGACGCGGCGGAGCTTGTTTCTCCAGGTCATCCACTGGTTCGGCCCAGTCTCGAAGCCGTAGCGTGCCCAGGCATACGGCCCGACGTCAGCGGTGAAGGGGATCTCGATTTGCCGGACGCCGATCTTCTCGTAGAACTCGACCATGTTGTGCATCACGTCGCGACCGATGCCCCGGTACTTCTCATCGACGTAGAAGTTGCCGTGCCGTGCGACGAGCCGCCCGTCCTTGCCCCGGTAGATCTCGCGGGCCAGGTCCATGATCTTGTCGCCGTCCTCGTTGACGACTCGCAGGCCGATTTCGATCTTCGGGAACTCGTCAGCCGTGTCGATGTCGATGTCGAGGTGCTTGAAGCTGTGGCCTTCGTCCACCTGGCGGACGATGCCCGAGAGGTAGTCTTCGAGTTCGATCCCGAACTCTTCTCGCACCTCCTCGATGAGATCGTCGAGCCCCGCCTCCACGGCTGGCATCCGGGAGCCCTCGACGCGGCGTGTGATATTGCCGGTCCAGAGCAGGTCGTCATCGACGTCCTTGCCCTCGCTCTGCGCGAGCATCTTCCGGAGCTTGCGGCTCGCGCCCCTGTACTCGACCTTGCGCCCGCTCGCGAGGATGCGATCCCAGGCATCCCGAGCCTCCTGGCCGCCCTTGTCAAGGAACCGCCGCAGGGCCTCGCGATTGCGCACGAAGATCGTGCCGCCACGAGTCGCGTCGAGGATCGCCCGAGCCTTGCCGCTGATCTCCGTGTCCCAGAGTCGCATCTCGTCGAAGAGGTCCCGCTCCAGGAACTCAATCGCGCGAATCGAGACGGCCCTGTGCACTCTGCGTGTGACGCCCTCAGCCACCCAGCGACCCGTCCGCTCGGCTCGGTTTTTCGAGTAGAAGACCGCCAGGTCGGTGGGGTTCGAGGAGTAGTCCACCACGAGGCGGTAACCGGCCTCTCGCATCCGCGTGAGCGTCCCGACCATCGAGTCCAGGTCGCCGTCTGCGGTGCCGTCCATGACGATGTTGTGGGTGCCCTGAGCGAGCAGTCGGCGGTGGATCTCCCAGGTGATGTCGCTCGACTCCAGGTGAACAAGCTCGGCCCCTTCGTAGCGCCGGGCCTTCAGGAGCTTCTGGTACTCCGGGAGCATATTCTTGATGTCGTCCGCCGCGATCATCGAGTGGTTGCGTGGCAGCTTCACGAACCCGGATCGGATCGAGGTCGTCTTGCCTGCCGCGATCCCGCCACCCATCATCTGATAGGTCAGCTCCTCGACCTCTTCGGTGCCCTCCTCCGACGTGATGATCTTCTTCATCACGTAGTTGATGATCTCCTCGTGGAGTTCCTTGCGCTCGGGCGTGTACTCGCCTTCGGCGTCGGTGTGCATCGCCTTCGTGGAGCCCCGCTCGATGATCTCGTCCAGCTCCGGCGCCAGCTCGTCCTTGAGCGCGTCGTCAGCCTCTTCCTCTAGCCACTTGACGTAAGCCTTGTCGTCGCCGTGCTGACCCGGTGAGTCGTCGAACGCCTTGCGCTTGGCGAGCCGCTCCTCGATGTCGGGCAGCTCCAGCTCATCCGGGGTCTTCGCCGCCTTCTCGGCCTGGAGAACCGCCCGCTGGATCGCCCCCTCGGCGCGGTCGTCGTCATCGACATAGCGCCAGAACCGAGCCATCTGCTCCCCGTCTTCGGTGTCGAGCTTGAGTTCGCTGAACGCCTGGCGCTTGAGCAGGGCGTAGCCGAGCTTCACCTCAAGGGATTCGCCGTCGGTCATGTAGTCACTGGAGATCGTGACCTTCTGCGACAGAGCTGCGAGATCCTGGAGGGCGCTCGGGTCGGGGTTGTCGAGGATCGCGAGCACCTCCTGCTGGACGTTTCCAGGTAGCGCGTCGAACCACCGCTCCAGATCCTCTGGCGTGTCGGCGAAACCGAAGGGCTCGTTGAACCCTGGGTACTCGTCGTCAGTGGCAGATCCGGTCAGTGCAGCTCGGAGCGGTTTCCGAACTTCGTCCCACGATCCTGCGTCGGCCTGGAATCCGTAGCGCGGCCAGGCGTAGGCCCCGTCGTTGACGGCGCTCGGAATCCTGACCTCGTTGATGCCGAGCTTTTCGTACTCGATGAAACTCGCCCGCATGAACTCCTTACCCGCGCCCCGGTAGTCGGGGTCGACGGTCATCACTCGATGCACGGCGCGGAGCCTTCCGCCGCTCAGGAGTTCGATCTCTCGACTGACGAAGAGGATCTGCTTACCTTCGGCGTCGATCAGGTTGAACGAGAAGTAGACCTTTGGAACCTCGTCGACCTGATTGATCGCGATCCCCATGCTGTCGATGTGGTCAACGCCCTCGATGCTGTTCGCGATGTTGTAGAGGAAGTCGTCCAGGCTCTCGTCGGTGCCGAGCGCCTCCTTCCACTGATCGTTCATCTCCTCGCGGCTGAGGAAGGTTCTCTGGACCTTGCCGTCCTTATCCTTCCAGGTGCGTCGGAGGCTTGCGCCCTCGGGCAGGATCTCTTCGAGGTCCTTGCGGGCCGGGCAGCCTGGGAACTCCGGATGCTCCAGGCAGGTCCTTCGCCAGGCGCGCCCGTAGAGCAGCTCGCTCTCCTTCGCCAGGCGCTTGTATTCCGGGTCGGTCTTCGGCAGCACGCGCATCTTCTTGTAGAGCGTGTGACCCTTGCCAGCCTTGGCGAGAAGCATGGGCCGGTTGTTGATCTGGACCTCGGCCTTCATGCCATCCTTCAGCGTCAGCTTGAAAATCACATCGCGGTAGCCCGCAGGCCCCGCGTTCAGCATCCGGTTCTTGAGACCGACGGGCTCGTCGATGGCCTCCAGCTTCTCGAAGAGCTTCATCGCGTCCGCTGGGTCGTCCACGACGAAGGTCATGCGGAGCACATCCCCGACCTGCGAGAGGTCGCCATCGTAGTCCGTCATGGCCTTCTCGGCCACGCGCTCGGCAGTCTTCAGTGGGCCGTAGAAGTAGCTGTTCGGCGTCGGGTCCTTGAAGCTGCTCATCTCCATGCCCAACTCGCGAGCCACGGCGTCGATCAGCTCGTTGTACTCGTCTTCGTTGTCCGCAGCTCGGGCGATGTAGGAGAGGACCTTCTGCTTCTCGGGCTCGGAGAGCGAGAGGAACACCGCGTCGGGCTCGATGTCTTCGCCATCCTCGACCTTCTTGACCAGCTCCAGGGCCGCCTTCTCTGGGCTGATGACGTTCTCGCGCGGCGGCTCCTTCATCCTCTTCTTGGCCTCGAAGGTGCGCTCCTCGTCGCCAACGTAGCGCCAGAAGCGGACCATCTGGGCGTCGTCCTTGAGGTCGATGGAGCCGGACCACTCGGTTCGCATCGTCAGCGCTCGACCGAGCGGCATCTCGACCTTGGGCCGCGCGACAACCGCAGCCTCGTCGTTCAGGGTGGCTAGCTTGATCTTGACCCTGGTCTCCAGGTCAACGAGGCGATGGAACGCTGCGGGATCGGCATCCTCCAGGATCTCGATGACCGACTCGCGCAGCTCCTCGGGGAGGCCCTCGAAGAAGGCGCGCATCTCCCTGTTGTTATGCGGGACGAAGTGACCCAGGCCGCGCTCGCCCTCGATGTCGCTCTCCGGTCCATAGAGCCAGCGGGTGAGGTAGCGCCGATAGTCGTCCCACTCGTCCTGCTTCATCTTGAAGCCGTAGCGGCCCCAAGCGTAGGAGCCGACGTCCACGGCGAATAGGCTGACTTCATCGGCCCCCATCTCGTCGTAGGCGTCGAAGGCTGCCCACATCATCTTCTTCCCCAGGCCGCGCAGCTCGGGGTGGATCTCGATGCTGGTGTGGTGGACGTGGAGCTTGCCGTCCGTGTCGTGACCGAAGCGGATCGCCCAGTGAAACTTGACATTCGGGTTAGCGGAGTCCTGCGCGTACAGCACGAACGAGATCGAGTCGCCCCCGCTCTTGTGCTGATGGTAGGTGGTCATAATCCCGGTGACGTCCAGGTCGATGTCGGCTTCTGAGAGGAGCCTGGTCGCGTACTCGTCCAGGTCGATGTCGGTGGTCTCCTTGATCCACGCCATCGCCTTCTCGACATCCGACAGCGTGGCGTCCGTGCTCCCCGGTAGATCGGGCAGGATGTCCTCCACGTCGCCGTTCGCCAGGGTGCGCGAGATCTTGACCTCGTGAGCGAAGGTGCTGCGGCCTCCGGGGACAGCCTTGTCCAGGGGCTTGATCTTCTGCGGGCAGCCTGGGAAGGTCGGGTGGATCTTGCACGTCCTCAGCCATGCCCGGCCATACAGCAGCTCCGACTCCTTGGCGAGCCTCTTGTACTCCGGCGTCCCCTTGTCGAGCACCCGCATGGCCTCGTAGAGCTTGTGCCCTGGTCCGTTCTTCGCCAGGAGCATCGGGCGATTGTTGATCTGCACTTCAGCCTTCATCCCGTCTTTGAGGACGAGCTTGAAGATGACATCCCGGTAGCCGCCCGGTCCGGGCTCGATCATCCGGTTCTTGACACCCTCCGGAGCATCCAGCTCTTCGAGCGCTCGGAGCACCTTGGCTGCGTCCGCAGGATCATCGACCACGTAGGTCATCCGCAGGACGTCGCCCACCTGGCTGAGATCTCCGTCGTAGTCACCCAGCGCCTTGGCCGCGACCCGCTCCGCCTTCTTCAGGGGGCCGTAAAAGTAGGTCTCGGGCTCGGGGTCCGCGAAGTCGCCGTCGGTCATCTTGAACTGCTTGGCAACCGCGTCGATGATGGCCTTGTACTCGTCCTCGTTGCCAGCCGCTCTCTCGACGTACTGAGCGACCCTCGCCTTGTCGGCATCCGAGAGCGCCAGGTAGAGCGCGTCGTCGTCGATCTTGCCGCCGTCCTCGACGATCTGGAGCAGCTCCTTGACCTTCGGGTTGTTGTGGTCGATCTGGAGGGCCGTCGGGACGTCCGGCTTCTTGTCGGCCTCGGGGATCGCGGCCTGGTAGAACCTCGGCACCATCGGGTCGGGTCCTGGCACATCCGGAGGGTCGGACATCCCCATCGTGCGGTAGAGGGTCAGGATCGCGTCCTTCATCGACTCCCGCCACTCGTCTCCCGCGAGAGGTGACTCTGGGACGACGCCGTTGAGCCCTTTCCGGTAGACCGCCGCGTAGAGTTCGGTGACGACCTCGTTCCAGTTGAACATCATGTCGTCTTCCGACGCATAGCCGGAGATCGACCGGAAGTAGAGCACCCGGAACTGGTTCTGGGACATCTGGCCCGTGGCCCCGCGCTGCGCGACCGCGATCACGTTGTCCATCGCGTCGCGGATTTCCTCCGAGGCGTAGTGCTGGATGTAGTGCATCATCTCGTGCTGGAAAACCTCGCGCAGGTTCCCCTCGGACAGGTAGCCTCGATTGAACGCCTTGAGCACGATGCTCTCGACCGACTCTCCCTTCGCGGCCATCCGGTCGAAGAGCGACTTGTTCCAGTCGATGCTCATCTTCCGGTAGTTGAAGCCGAACAGCGAGCCGCGCGTGGGCCAGTCAACATCCTTGCCGTCGGTGAGTTCGCGCAAGAGTGGCAGCTTGAAGCGATGCTGGGCTCCGACGATCTCCTCTACCAGCTCTCGGGCCATGTCTCCCAGCCCTTCGAGCTTGACCAGCCGCACGGCCTCATCGGCCTCCTCCAGCGCCTTCGCGACCGATCCAAACTCGTCGATCTTGTCGTTGTCGGACAGCGCCAGGATGCGTGCGCGTTCTACGCGGGCCTCCGCCAGGACGTCCTTGTCGATGATGTGGTCGAGCGCCCATCTTTCCAGCTCGCGGACGTCCTGGAACTCCGGCACCTGGGGCATCTCGCCGTCGCGCTGCTTGGCGAGGTTCGCGATCATCTTGTTGAAGAAGTCCTCGGCGGCCTCTGAGTCCGGGCTCGGCTCGCTCACAACGAGACGCATCTTGAGCCGGTGGTTGAGGGCGTCCACCATCCGGTCGCCCGCCTCGTTCACCCAGTCCGGCCAGTCGGCCCGCTTGTAGTTCGGGTCGGTGATGATCGTGAACAGCTCCGCGAAGGCATCGGCGAAGTCGGCGTCGGCCTTCTTCGAGAGGTCCGCTGCAACTCGCCCCTTGTTCGCCAGGAGCACTTGGCGAATCCCCCCGGCCTCCTCGTACTCGTTGTTCATCATCCTCTGGAGGCGATAGCCGAGCCTGGCTCTCAGGACTCGACTCCAGGTGTTCGCAACGGTGTCCACGCCTGGGGCGAAGGGCTGGTCAGAGGTCAGCGTCTCGACCAGATCGAGGAAGTTCTCGACGTCGTGGAAAAAGCTCGTGCCGATGCCCGCGATGTCGCCAGCCGGTCCGTCACCGTCAACGAGATCGAACCTCGTCATGGCTTTCTTCAGGCTCACGTAGATCTGCTCTGGCAGCTCGTCGCTGTCGAGGATCTGTCGAAAGACCGGGTTGTTCCAGTTGGCGTTGAGGGCCTCCTGGAGAACGGCCAGGCGCTCCGGGTCGATCTCCTTGATCCCGGCGTCCTTGCCTATGAGCTGACGCTTGATCTGCGCGAAGGTGCTGTGTTGATTTGCCCGCCAGGCGATGTACTCGTCGCTGAACGGGAGGCCGGTGCGCGGGTCGATGTTCTGGTCCGGGAGATCCCCCCGGAGAGTCAGCTTCTCGTTCCAGTCGTCGGTGGCCTCGGCCAGGGCGCGCGCGGTCTTCGTCTCCGTGGTCTGGAGGATCGGCCCATCGTTGTCCTTCGCCCACTTCTTCGCAGCCCGGACGCGCTCGTTGGTGCGCTGCCGGGGGATGACCTTCGGAACGTCCGGCTTGCGATCAATCGCTTCTCCCACGATTCGCGCCCTCATTGCGGTGTTCGTGGGGATCATCACCTCCGCTTCGGCGATGGTCTGGCCTGAGCCGTAAGTCTGCGACGGCTTGAGCTTGATCTCGAACAGATCGCCGCCATTCTTGTCGATGAACTTCTGCGCCGTGCGCTTGTCGAGAGAGAACGACTGGAACGTGTTCCTTGCGTCCGATCCCGAGAGCTTCCCGCCCCGATAGAGGGTGTACTCCGTGTTCAGGAACTCGTCGAACGGGACCTCCTTCCCGAGAAGGTCTTCGACCTGCCTGTGCATGATGTTCAGCGCGGCATCGCGGGCGTCTTGCGACTCGTCCATCGCCTCCGTGATCGTGCGCTTGTAGGCGATGTCTTCCCTGCGAAACCAGCCGACGTGCGCGTTCTCCGGGATCTCGCGCTCGAAGACCTCGATGGCCTCGGCGCGTGACATCTGCCTTGCCTTGTACGACGGGCGAAGATCCGCCTGCGGCATCACCTGGCTCGGAGCCTTCTTGCCTGCGGGCTGCGTCATCTCGCGGACGCTGATGGTCCCGTCGGTCTTCCGCATCTCGTAGGTGATGTGGGCCTTGTCGTCTTCGATGACGTTGCTCGTGATCCTCGCTCGATTGCTGCCCATCTTGAGCACGTCGCCTTCGCGCAGCTCGCCGAAGGTCGCGTCTCGTGCCTTGAAGAACTCCTGCTCCGGCGTCGGCTTCGGCTTGGGCTTCGGGAGCCGCCCCTCCTTCTTCGCCTTCATCGTGAGGAGCCGCTGCATCTGGCCGCGTTCGAGCCACTGGTCGAGCTTCACGATCTCGGCATCGCTCAGGGTGAGGAAGAGCCGGGCGTCCTGGGCGACGAGCTGTGAGAGCGACATCATGCGGCCCTGCGGATCGGCGAACTTGTGGATCGAGATGTCGGGGTTCGTCCGGTACAGCCTGCCCCGGTAGCGTCCCAGGACGAAGTTCTGCATCTCCGCGTTCTGGCGCCGGAGCCAGCGGTTGTAGGTGACCTTGCCCGAGGTTGTGCCGTCGAGCATGGCGCGCTCTCGGGGCGTCCTGCGCACCTTGCCCCGCAGCTCGGGGACCAGCTCGCCGTAGCTCTTGAGAACGGGAGCCGTGGTCGTGCGACAGGAGTAGTGGAACGGCGGCCTGGGGCCGGAGCCCACGGGGTAGACCTCCCCGTCCTCCGTCTGGCAGATCAAGGTCGTGCGCCCGTCGAGGGTGGCGACGATCTGGATCGACTTCACGATGTCGTCGTTCGCCTTGTATAGCTCCTCGCGGCTCGCAGTCGTGACGTGGTTGACGCTCGTGCGCACCAGGGTCTCGGCCTCGTATCGGCGCTTTCGGGACGTCCAGGCGCCATCTGAGAACTTGAAGCCCTTGGTGCCGATGACGTTCGAGGTGATCTGATCCACCGTCTCTCCGGCGATCACCCCGCGCTGGATCGTCTGCGCAACGGACGCGAACTGGCTGGCTGCGAAGTCGCTGATGTGCTCGCCGTAGAACTTGGCGTTCTCACCGCCGTAGGGCAGCTCCGTGACCAGGCTCTTGAGGGTATTGGAGGAGGGCGTGGAGTAGTTGACGGACAGGGGAACGAGTCCCGAGAGGAGCCTCTCTTGAAAGCCAACCTCCCACTCCCCCACGCCCTCCAAGGCGCTGATGAGATGATCGTCGATGTTCTGGACAACGCCATCCACGTACTTGCGGATCGCTTCGAGCTGAACGGCAGCTCGGGCCGAGACCACGGGGCCTGGATCGTAGCCGAGCGGCAGGGCTCTCGCGAGCCTGGATCGCAGCAGGTCTTCGAGCTGTCCACGGCTGTCTTCGAGGACCTTGACGATCTCGGCGCTGATGGCGTTCGAGTGGCGGAGCAGGCCGACCTGATGCCCGATCATGGCATCGGCCAGGGCGCCGTTGACGGTCTGCTGGAGCGCCTCCCGAATGGCAGCTTCGGTTGCCACTATGGGACCACCTCGAAGCCAAGAGCGTCAACGATGATCTGATCGAGACTCTCCTCCATGCGCTGCCACGAGGTTGGGTCGTATTCGAGCCTCCAAAGCTCTTGGTAGTAGTAGCCGGGGTCGAAGTAGGAGTCGGCGAGCTGGTAGCGGTACTGGGCGAAGCCGACCCGTGAGTGTGAGGGCTCGATGTTCAGCCAGTCGCCGACCTTCTCGACTGCCGCGCCAGGAGCTTCGAGAATCCACTCGTAGCGCAGGAAGAGCTTCTCGTAGCAGTCCACCCCGAGCCAGGAGCGGTGTTGCTGGCTCCAGGCTCGCCCAGGTCGGTAGCGGTTGACGAACTCGTGGAACGTGCCGCCGTGCCAGGGCTCCGGCATCCAGGTGAGTTGGAGCCCGCGATCCTCGCTCGCCGTCCGAGACGCCCATCTCCACACCGAGACAGCCCAGGCCATCGGGTGCTTCGAGATGACGAAGAGCCGGTCCGATCCGGTCCCGTAGTGGTCCCAGTCGCGGTGCTTGTTCGCGGGCTGGAGCGCGACACTTGGAAAGTGCTCCCCGAAGAGCCACCGTTGGGCGAAGTTGGTGCCGGAGCGCTGGAGGCCCCGGAGCATCACCGGGAATCTCTCACCCGCCATGATGGTCTCGAATCAGGTCGCGCAGCTTGCGCGTGATGGCGGCCTTCTTGCCGCGTTCATGCAGCGCTGTCGCCTTCGCCTTCGAGCCCTTTCCGAAGTGGGGCTTCCCGGTTGGTGTCTGGTGTCCGACTTGTCCCTCGACGACGATCTTCTTGACGGTCATGGCGTTCCTTTGACTCAGGATGGAAGCAGCTATGCGCGCCCCTCACGGGGCGACCGCAGTGCGGACAGTTCACTCAGGCCCTCCTCAATGGCGGCAACATCCCCACTCGATCTCACCTTTGAGGCCGTAGCAGTTGTCGACGAGCTGCCGATACTGGCAGCAATCGGCGAAGGTGTAGTAGACCCACATCTCGCACTCGTTGATCGACTCCGGCTCGTACTCGAAGTAGCCGGGGTGGTTCCCGTTTTTCGGGCAGCGCCGTGGATCGCCGCAGCTCGCACCTCGACACCGATCCTGGAGACTACCTGGGCCAGCCGCCAGAGCGGGCGAAGCGAACAGCGAGGCCACGGTCTCCGTCTGGTTGCCATCGTCGAGCACGAAGGCGAGCACTTGGTTCGGCCCGTCGGGGTTGTTCCTCTCGACGGAGACACAGTTGTCGGTGTTGCCCCAGTGGTTGAGGAGCTTACCCCCAGCAACCTCGAAGCTCTCCGTGGGGGTCTCGCCCCAGTGCTTCTCGAACTCCTCCTTGAACGTCGGCCCGGTCGGGTCCTGGACAGCAACGAAGACCTGAACGATGTCCCGGTGGAGGTAGTGAAAATACCCCCAGGTGAAGACCATGATGACGGCCATGCAAGACGCAAGGGTCACGACAGAATGGGGGATCTCATCGCACTCGATGATTGGCTTTTCTCTGGGCCATCGAATCTTGGTCGTCATGGCTCCCCTCCTGGGGGCTGGTTACACGAATGGTCGGCACTGATGACAGTCACAGTCAGTGGTGTGCACTAGGCATCGCCCCCTTCCAGGTCCTCGGCGTCATCCCCGGCGTTCTGCGGCATCTTGTCCTTACCTGCCGCCATGAGCCCGGCCAGGCTCGCCAGCGAATCGTTGTCGTCCTTCGAGTTCTCTTCCAGCCGATCTGCCTCCTCCTTCTCGTCGAAAGCGTCCGAGAGGATGTTGCGCCGCTTCCACTCACTCCACATCGTCTCGCGGCTGATCTGTCCTTTCGACTCTGCCTCAGCCAGCATCTTCCCGACCTCCGAGTCATGCAGCGCGATCCCGAAGTCGGTGTAGACCTTCAGGCTGCCGCCGCCGCTGGTGATCCCCCACTGGTCCGCCGTATAGGCCGTGCCGATCTCCAGGGAGTCCTGGAGGCCCTCGGCCATCGCCTGAAGGGCACTGTGAGCCTCGGCGGCTTCGACGCCTGTCTGGGTCGCTGTGATGTCGCCCGTCTTCGGGAGCAGGAGACGCATCGCGACGTCGCCCATCTGCTCCATCAGGTCGTTCAGGTCATCTCGACCGGCACCGATGGCGTTGCCATTGATCTCGACGTAGCTGAGAGCAGCTTCGGAGTTCTCCTGGGTGATGAGCCGGTTCGGCCCGATCTCCAGGGAGTCTCCAGGAGCACTGACCCAGCCCTTCGCGAAAAGCAGCGGCACACGAGCGACGTGGAGGATGTGGCGCTGGTCGGAGCTGGACTGCCAGTGAGCCAGGTTCAAGTAGGCGAGGTCGAGCAGCGGAGGCGCTCCCACCATGTAAGCGACCCGCTTCGTGTAGACGGGGACGATAGGAATGTAGCCTATCGAGGTCTTGCCCTGCGCCAGGAGCCGATAGCGGCCCTCCTCGTCGTCCTCGATGGGGACGTACTGAGCCCAGCCGCCCGGCACGAGCACCATCACACCCTCGACATCCTCCTCGGTGAAGTCATCGCGGTCGACGGTGAGGTCGATCTTGACCCGGAACTGCGACAGGAACAGCCGCCCGTTGTAAATTTCCGTCTTCCAACCCAGGACGTCATCGGCCCGATACTGGACCCAGTAGACGCGCTTCTCCTTGGCCGCTCTGTCTGACTTCCGGAGCTTCACGACGTTACCCTGCTCATCCTTGGGCTCGGCCTGCATATCAACCAGGAAGTAGGAGATGCCATCGAGCAGCGCATCCATGAAGACATCGCGAGCGAAGATGTTGAGGTGCCTGCCGGTGTTGTCGATGTTCTCCATCCACTCCCTGACGACGGGAGGGACGTCCTCGCCGATGTCGATGGGCCTGGCGAACGGCTTGCCGCCGAGCACCTGAACGGTGCGCGAGATCCCGTTGTAGAGGAACGTGCGCTGGAGCCTCGACTCGTAGGCCGCATTCGTCTCGCCGGGCTCCTGCGGCAGATACGTCTTGCCCAGCGCTCGCATGACCTCGGTGCCGCCGTAGACGGCTCGCACTGGCGCCCTCTGAGCTGCCATTGCCTGAACGACAGGCGTCGGTGTCGCGATCTCCAACGGCGCCGTCTGCGGCCAGTTCAGCCCCTCTCCGAAGGACGACTTCAGTTGTGCTTGGGCTTCAGCCATCTATGGGCCTCCGTCGTTTGGTTCGTAGTCCTAGCGGCGTTTCAGGGTGATCTTGCGGCCTGTCTTCTTCTTGGGCCTGGGGGGCTGCTTGCGCTTCTTCTTCGTCGGGGTGTACCTGACCGGGAGGTAGCTCGTGATCTGGTTCGGCATCGTCTCTCCAGGGCGGCTCGAAAGCGCGCCGGTTCATGCGGTGCATCATGCGCGTCCAGCGTCGCATCATTGCCGGAACTCCGTACTGCTCATCGTCTTGTAGCTCATCACCGCGTAGCGCACCTCGTCGCCGATGTGGTCCTCGGCGTCAGTGTCCACGTCGTCGGGCTTCTTCTCGTCCATCGGCAGCAAGGGCATTGTCCGCTCGAACTCGCGGCAGTTACCCTCGAACCAGTAGAGTCCGGGACCTTCGGGGTGGTCGGAGGCGGCCTCGCTCAGCATCTCGCGCACCCTACCCCAACCGGCGATCCTCGTGTTGTCGGCCTTCATCATCCCCAGCCACTTCAACTGGGTGCCTTCGGTCATCTGCCGGTAGATCGACTTGCCGCCGCTCTCGTCGAAGATCGACGGGTCGGCGTAGCCTCTCCACTCCCGCGATGGCGCGATCTCCTCGCGAGCTTCCTCGACCAGGCGACCGAGCCTGGCGTTGACGATCCTGGCGCCCTGGTTCGGCTTCAGGATGCCGTTCTGGTCGCGCTCGGCGGTGTAGACCTCGCCGATCCGGATGAAGGTGCCCTTCGGGAAGACCCGCCCAGGATACGGGCACCCGCTGTTCTTCGGCAGTGGCTCCCCGGAGCTGATCGCGTAGAGCCCGAGCGCGGACGGCTTCGCGAAGCCCCAGTCGAAGCTCGACAGCAGCCCCCAGGAGGCCGGGATCTCGAACCACTTCAAGCGCTGCTTCTCGGGTCGCCAGACGTCGGAGAAGAACGCCCCGGCAATAACATCCCAGGCACCGTAGCGCCACGCCTTGATGAGCGCCTGGGAGTTCGAGGAAGCCATGAGGCGGCGCTCGTAGGTCGGGTCGGACTCGACGAGCTTCGGGTTGTCTTCGAGCTTGGCCGGGATGAACATCACCCCTTGGCCGGTCACCGGGTCGATATGCTCCTCGAAGCCCTGTGGGGCTGGATCGACATAGCGGGCCTTGACCCAGTGGTGACCCGGCCCTCCAGGGTTGCCGGTCAAGAGCATCTCGCAAGAGACGCCGTGCGCGGATCGGAGTGTCGCACCGATGAGCTTGATGGGCTCAGGATCGGGCCACTGCTGGGCCTCCTCGATGACGATGTAGGTGTAGGCGTGCCCTTGGTAGAACTGTGCCGCTTTCGCGTCCCAGAGGTGACGGAAGCGAAGCTGTGACCCATCAGGCCACTGCCACATGAGTCGCGGCGAGCCGATGAACTTGCCCCCGGTCGCGGGGTAGAGCTGGAGCGACCTGGCGATCACGTCTTCGAGGTTGATGGCGCGTCGCCGGAAGACGATCCCGCGAGCGTTGCCCCTCCAGCGATCCCGGTGCTTGAGCCACTTGCCGAGCACTCCGTCCGTCTTACCCCCGCCACGGGCTCCACCGTAGAAGATCTCGGGGCAATCGCTCTCGATCAGCTCGATCTGCGGATGGGGCTCCCCGAGCGTGCTCTCCTGCGGGCTCCAGATGTTGCGCCAGTTCTGGGACTCGACGTTCAAGACTCCGTGGACGATCTCCGACATCACCTTCCGGTGAAGGCTCGGCGGATCAACCAGAGACGTGGTAGTCGGACTCGTCGAGAGCAACCAGACCTCCGGGTGTGTTGGCTTCGATCCTGGACGCGAAGGCCCGCAGATCGTTCGGGTCTCGGATGAAGTCGCGAGCCGCCTGGACGACGACAGCCGCCAGGGCGAGCGCCTGCTCTGCCGAGAGGGCGACAGACTTGCGGAACGCGATCTTCGAGTCGGTGTCTACGGTCTTCCGTCGTTGCTCCCAGAGGTCGAGGAGGTCGTTCCAGATCAGGTCCTCACCGATGCCCTGCTTGAGCACCTCGATCATCTCGTCGAGGACCTTCAGGCGCTTGGCGTCCTTCGTCATCCCGCGCAGCTTCTTGGCAGACGCCAACGCCACTTTGAGCGACTCACCGTGACCGCCGTCCGCGAGCTTCGAGAACAGCTCGTCGGCCCTGGAGTCCATGAGCGCGATCTGGTTGCGGTTCGTTCTGAGGTTCTCGGAGTCGAGCGCTCGGCTGGCGACGTCGAGGTAGCGGGCTGGGAGGTGCTTCGAGAACTCGCCGTGCGTTGTCGAGGGATGAGCGAATCCCTTCAGCGCCTTCCCGCCGTGCACGCGACAGCAGTGAGCCCCACGGATCGCGTGACCATTGCAGAGGATCTTGGTGCGCTTCGAGTGAGCCGTGCAGCCGTTCTTGCCCTTCGGCTTCCCGCAGCCGCAGGGACAGATCCCATACTTCGGATTTTTGAGTTTACAGAGGCGGCACACTTCTCACCCGTTGCAAGAGGGCATCCTCGTTGCATGAGGACCCCGAAGTAAGTGTGCCTGTCTTCTTCGGAGCTTTTACCGCGTGTAGTGTAGCACCTACGAGTTGTGGAGGTCAGTCGTCAGCGTCCTCGTTGTACCGGATCACCACCGCCTGACACAGGATCACCCCGCTCGTGTTGCCGAAGGTTTCCATGAACTGACCCGTGGGAAACGGCGGGCCGTACAACTCCCAGCCCTCCTTGAGGTTCTCATGCACAGACTTCTCCAGGCCCTCGGCTTCACCCTCCAGGATCATGTAGTCGATAATATCTTTCGCCATCGTCGTCCCCCTTCCGCGTCAGTCCCGCTAGCTCGGTGCTTCGATCTTGTGAGTGTGCTCCTGCTGAGCAATCGAATACGGCAGTGGTGGAGCCGTTCCGAAACGCTCCCGCCAAGCGACCTCGTGATAGTGCGCCAGGAACAACTTCACCGCGTACCTCTTCGCCCTGGAGTGGATGTGAGCCGGTGGCAACATCCCGGTGCTGTACGCCTTGAAGGCGTCCGTGCTCTTGCCGATCTTGAACTTCTCCAGCTTCGCGGCTGCCTGGTCACCAAACTCCCCGGCCTCGTTGCGCCGCGTTTCCAGCTCCTTACGCTCAGAATAGATCTGGCCGTAGAAGGCGCCGTCGCGCGTCGAGGTCTTGACGAAGCTCTCGCCGATCTTCCAGCACAGGGTCTTGAGCTGCGCGTTCCAGGGTCGTCTCTCGCCCTTCTTCCACTCCACCGTCGGGTCGAGCCCGGCATACCGCCAGATCGCCCCGGCAGTCCTCGCCTTCTCGATGTCGATGTGCGCCAGAAGCCCGGCTGCGATCACGGGACCGATCCCCATGACTGACCTTGCCCACGAGCCCGTCGGGTCCGACGCGCTATACACGTCCAGTGATCCTTTGACCTGCTTCTCCAGTGTCTCGAACTGCGCCAGCAGCCACCGCAGAACCTCGTGCGGCTCCCCGATCTCAGACAGCGCTCGGGCCTGGTTCGTCGCCCGCTTCCTCTCCTCCTGCATCTGGTAGTAGGTGTCCACTAAGAACCGCACCTCGCCGATTCCCAACGTGACAGACGACGCTCTGAGGTCTCGCTCCAGGCGTCGGATCGGCTCCAAACTGATTGCTGTATCAACGCTCATTCCTATCTCCTTTCAAGTCGCTCCGGTTATATGGTCCTCTCGTCACGAATGGCTCGCTCAGCGTACATGGCACCCTCTGGGAGCTTGGCTCGCTCTTCCTGTTTGGTTCTCTCCAGAAACATGGCTCGCTCTTCAAGTATGGTTCTCTCGGGACGGATGGCTCGCTCAGGAAGTATGGTCCCTTCGATCTCAATGGCTCGCTCCCCCTAAGTGGTTCTCTCGGAGGTATTGGCTCGCTCCACTTTGTTGGTCCTCTCTCCGGAACTGGCTCGCTCGTGTCCATTGGTCCTCTCTGCATCAATGGCTCGCTCCTCACTCCCTGGTCCTCTCGCCGGGTGTGGCTCGCTCAAAAAGTATGGCCCCCTCGATCTCAATGGCTCGCTCCTGGGTTCTGGTCCTCTCTGCAACAATGGCTCGCTCTTGGCTATTGGTGCTCTCTGTCTCAATGGCTCGCTCCGCCTTTTTGGTCCTCTCAGCGGACATGGCTCGCTCCTCTGTGTTGGTTCTCTCGAAACTCATGGCTCGCTCAAGCAATATGGTCCCCTCCGCTGGCTTGGCTAGATCGCCCCTCCTTCAAATTCCGGTCATTCCCTTTTTGTAGACCACGCGCTGACAGTTTGAGCACCGAAGATCGACGGCCATCGTCACCCCTCTCCCCCCTGCAACGCCTTGAGCACCATGATCGCCGGGCTGCATTGCGGGCAGTCGAGCTGCACGAAACCGTCCGACGTCACCGGGGCCGAGCCCGCGTTGCGCGCGATCACCACCTCGCCCTTGCCGCCGCACCTCCGGCAGTTGGCCCGGACGTGGACGATGCCGTCCTGGAACGCCTCGTGGCGCTCGGCAACGAGGGCGTTGGCGATGATGTCCCGCTGTTCATCGAGGGCCTTGTGATAGACGTCCCCGATGGCCGTCTCGGCCTTCTCTCGGAAGCTCATGGCTTCTCCTTGAGGGCTGAGCGAGAGATATGCTCCATCTCTTTCACGACGACCTTATCCGGCCATTTGTTTGTTCGCCTCACCGCCTCGATCCGTTCCAGCGCCTCCCGCAGTCGGGTAATCTCGGCTTGCTGGTCGTCTACTACCTTCTCCAGATGGACGTTGCGATACTCGGAGTCCTCGTGCCTCTCCTCCAACTCCTGTACCCGCTCATGGAGTTGCGCGTTGTTGTTGAGAGCATCAGAGCGAGCCTTGTTCGCTCCCTCCAGCGCCTTCCGTAGTCGGGTGTTCTCGGCTCTTGCATCATCCCTCTCGTCTGCTAGCAGGTTCAGCGACGCCCTCTCGTCTGCTAGCAGGTTCAGCGACGCGCCAAAGGTGTCACGTAGGCGTTGGTTCTTCTCCTCCAACTCCTGTACCCGTGCAGCGAGGCGGTCGATGTGGTCGCAGACGCCGATCAGAATAGACCTACGCTCTGATGGCATGGTGCCGTTGTGAGTGTAGTCTCGGAACGCATTCACCACCTTCGGCTCAGTCATGGCTTCTCCTTCAGGTTGCGAATCTTCGCCACCAGCTCCTCGTGAGTCGAGGAATGGTAAGGATCGTCGTCGACAACTTTCGCAGCCTCTTCGAGCTTCCCGTCACCGTAGGATCGGAGCAGCTCGGCCAGGCTCTCGACCGTCTCCTCGACAGGCCACTCGCACTCGCCCACGAGCCACTTCTCTGCCGCCGTGCTCGCTCGGTCATCCATCCCACTCCTCCGTCCTCTGCTTGTCACAGCGCGAGCAGATCCACGCGGTCGATGAACTGGTTCCGACGATGGCCCTGGCGTCATAGCTCCAGGTCTTCCGATAGACACAGAGCCAGTCGTGGAGCCCCAGCCAGCAGAGCAAGCGCGCCATCAGTCCGACTCCATAAGGGCCTGGGTCAAGGCCACGCAAGCTCGTAGAGAGGCCCGGAGCTGTCCCTTCAGCTCCTTCACCTGGATAGCGAGGCGGGCGCACTCCTCGGCCATTAGGTCGCCCTGCTCGTCATCAATGCGGCTTTTCTCCTCCAACTCCTGTACCCGTGTAGCGAGGCGGGTGTTCTCGGCAACCATCTCCTTGTCTGTCACCTCGTACCTCTCCAACTCCTGTACCCTGGCCTGGAGCCAATCGCACTTGGCGCTGAAGTAGTCCCTTGGATCTTCAAAGTTTTCATACTTCGGCTCTCTCATGGCTTCTCCTTCAGGGCGCGGATGGCAGCGGCGTAGCCGTATTGCGACATCTTCTTCTCCCATATCTTCTGTTCTGCCTCTTCCAGCGCAGCGTTGCGAGCTTCGTTGGCGATCTTCACCAGTGCCTCCAGCCGCTCCTCGTACTCGTCGGCGGTTTCGGTGTCGCAGATGGAAGCTAACCTCTTCTCCACCCGCTCGTCACCGTAGGCGCGGAGGGCTGCGGCAATCTGTCCCCGAAAGTCCTCGTGGAACACCATTACCATGTCGCCCTTGCCACCCTCGTTCGGAACGTGCGGCCACAGTTCCTGCGCAATCTCGTCGGCTCGGTCGCTTACCAACACACCAGTCACCGTGATCTCTTTCGCGTCTCCCCAATCGGCGTCATCGGATCGGTCGTTCATCACAGCTCCCCCTTCATCAAGGCCCAAATCACCCAGACGGCAACGGCCACCAAGAGCCACTCCAGCGTCCGGATCACTCTGACCAGTCTCAATCTCAGCTCCTCACATCTGGTACGACGCGAAGATCACGAAGAGGATCGCAGCGACGACCAGGAAGTCGAGGATCGCGATCCCGACGAAGAAGAGGGCGTGCTGGATGCGCGTCAGGACATTGAAGGCACTCATGCGAACACCATCGCGTCCTGGAGATCGACCCGGAGGCCCGTGTTCTTGAGCACCTGGACAGCTCGGTCGTCCCAGATCTCGGTCATCTCTCGATCCTTCTCGGCGGTGATCTCCAGCCCTCCGATGCCGTGCTCTTCGAGCCACGCGGCGATGTGCGGTCGGCAGCCCTCGGGGTCGCCCCCGGACACGCGCGCGGTGAGGATCTTCACCGTCTCCCCGTTCGCGATCCACTGGCGCACCCGCGCCAGCATGAGCGGCACCGGCTCCGAGATCTCGTGCGGTCCCCGGTAGCCGGAGTTGAAGGCGAGTGTGCCGTCGAGGTCAACGGCGATGGACATTAGGCCACCCCCTTCGACTTCTTCGCCAGATCCTCCCAGTCGCGGAGCTTCGCGATCTCGTTGCCGTGCTCGTCCTTGACCTGGGCCTCCATCACGCACGCCGCGCACTCGAAGATCTGCGCCTTGCTGTGGCCGCCGTCACAGGTCGCGTAGATCGGCAGGCAGCCCATCGGGCACCCGAGCCCCACGAACTCGATGTCGTGCCCCGAGGCCGGAATCGAGACGCCGTTGAGGGAGTGCCCGCAGTCGGGACAGGTCGGCCACTGACCTTCGTAGACGTCGAAGCTCTGATCGTCCGGGTCGGTGTAGCTCTCACGCATTTTCACCTCCTCAAGAAGTGACCCGTCAGAGCAAGGGATAAGCAGTCTCCCAGGTCGGCGTCCTGAATCGGGTCGCAGGTTCTATCGCCGAGTTGCCCTTCTACAAGGGCACCGCTGCTTTGAGCATCCATGATGCGACTAGGTACAGCACGGCCAGTGTTCCAGCGGCTATCGCCGCCAGGCCCAGAAGCGTCAGAACCCCTCGCCACATGGCACCCTCAAACTGATCCATCATCACGCCGGTTCCTCCGTCTGCTTCAGCGTGTTCCCGGAGATCGGGAAGGTCTGCTCCGTGGTCTTTCGATTGTTGCCGTGGAGCTTCCAGGTGATCTTGATTTCTCCGTCCCAGTCGAGGACCTTCTTGCGCGACCAGCGGTTGCTCGTCTTCGCCTTGGCGTCGAGAACGAGATCGGTGACCGGGCCTCCTGCTCCGGCCTCGATCATGGCGACCAGCTCCCCGTTCTTGTCGGTGAGGAACTTGCCGCTAATCTCGATCTCGCAGTTGACGACGAGCTTGCCTTCGCTGTTCTTGTAGACCTCGACAGCCTCTTCGCCCACGCCCTTGAACAGCGCCAGCATCCCGGTCCCGGTCGTCGGGTTCTTCTTCTTGCCGCTTCCGATGGGTGTCATCTCACCAGCTCCTTGATCCGCGCCCTGAGCCCCCTCGGATAGCGCAGGCCAGACCCGGCGACCATCTCCTGAAACTCGCCGATGATGAACTTGGCCTCCAGGAGCTTCTCGGTCTGCTCGCCGAGCGCGCTGGCGGTCTTCGCCAAGTTGACCTCCACCACGGCCTTCTCCTCAGCGAGTATCCGATTCTTGGTTGCTGTGTCGCGAGCCGTCGATTTCCATGTGGCGGTCTCCTCGTTGGCCTTGATGGCCTGCTGTGCCCTGTCGTTCCCGATCCTTCGGAGATCCTCGACCTCCTCGCGACGAGCTTTGATCTCGGGGAGGGTGTCCACGGAGTTCTCGATGGACGTCTCGACGAGTGCTAGCAGGGTCTCGATGTCGTCGGTTTCCATCGCCAGCTCGAACGGCTTGATCGGCCCTCCGGAGTAGCAGGCCCCCCACTGGTCGGGCGTCTGGTTCGCGGCCCCCTCAACCTTCATCGTCAGCTTCAACATTCTGTCCCCCTTCTATGTTTACGTCCGGCAGCTTCGGCTCGAAGAAGTCCTCCACCGGGATGGCCTCCTCCGGCTTCGGTAGCGGCTTGAAGAACCGGATCAGATTCGTGAACCAGGGCACTCGCCCGTCCACGACATTGTGGTCGAAGGGTCGCGCTTCGCCTGCCTTCTTCCAGCGTCCCATCAGACCTCCAAGAGAGCGATGATTTTGAGGCGCATCGGGGTCGTCGCCTTCCCCATGATGGCCGGGTGTTCGCTCTCCTCGATCCGCACCTCGATCCCAGCCTTCCACGCCTCCATCAGAGCGTCGTTGAGCTTGTCCATCTTCTCCCTCAGATCATCCGCGCACGCGCGGATGTGAGGCATCCCGGACTCGTCGTGTTCAACTGTCACCTTGTCTCTCCTTCCGCCATTTCTCCATCCGCTTCCGTTGCACCTCCCACGGGAGTTCATTCCAGATGTCGTTGACCATCTCGAACATCGTGTCCTGCCTCTCGGTCATCGACACGAGCCGCGCGAAGATTGACACCACGCCCAGAAAGATCACCACGACGAACAGCAACACGATCCAGATCACTTCTTCACCCCCATCCTGTAGTCACGCTTCGGCATCTCGATCACGATCCCGGCACTGAGCCTCGACGCCGAGCGCGGATCGACCTCGACGAGCTGCGAGAGCTTCTCCGCGTTCGTGGTGACGATGGTCGGGAGTACGTTGTTGTAGCGGTGCGACAGAACGAAGGCCAGCTCGGATCGCACCCAGGCCGACTCCTCACGCTCCGCCCCGAAGTCGTCGAGCATTAGGATCGGCGCGGCGAGCAGCTTGTTGATGTAGCGCTGCCGTTTGCCGTCGTCGATGTCGCGCTTCATCTCGTGACCGGCGAGCAGTGAGTCGGTCCAGATCGCGGTCGTGTAGATCGAGCTGTTCAACGTCTCGCGAACCATCTCGCGAGCGGCATGGGTGAAGAGGTTTGTGCCCATCCAACTCTTGCCCGATCCGGTCCGGCCCAGGAGGGTCACCGACCAGGGATCACCACGCCAGTCGCGCAGCGGCTCCGGCAGCGCGAGGTCCTCGGGCACGTCGCGGTAGACCATCGGCACGCGGAGCCCCATCATCGAGATGCGCCACTCTCCGACGAGGTACTTCTCGGTGCACTTCGGACAGCGGTAGCTCGACTTCTGGCTCGGGGTCCACTGTTGCCACAGCTCCACGGCCACGGTCGTCTCCTCGCCGCACCCATCACAGTTGACCGTGATGTCGTCGGCCAGCTCCGCCGTCCTCCGGACGCGCTTCTCGAAGTCGATCAGGTCCATCAGTGCACTCCTTCCCACTTGACCGCCTTGGCGTCGTAGTCTTCCGGGTTCTCCCCTGGAGCGGCGCCGGTCGTCGAGCTTCTCTTGCTCGTTGCCTTCGGGAGGTCGTCGTTCCACCTTGCCTGGTTGAGCCAGGTGCTCGGGTTCGGGATCACGCCCCGCTTCCACTGCCTCGATTGCTTCTGTCGGGTGATCGCTTCGAGCAGCTCCTTGAGAGGGGGTCGGTTCTCGATCCGCTCGAAGCACTTCGAGGAGTAGGGCTTGTTCGCCTTGCTCGGGTAGGCCGCCCAGAACTCCAGGAACTCCTCCGAGTACCCTTCCTTGGGTTCGCCGTATCTCTTCTCCCGCGCGCGTTTCTTTTTCTTCTTCTGAGTGGTGTTATCTGAGTGGTCTTCTTTACTGTGAGTGGTGAGTGGTGAGTGAGCACTGCTTGTAGCGGTGCTTGAAGCACTACTTTTAGCACGCTTAGCAGCGGCAGCTTGTCCGCCCTTGCTCGCACGCGCATGGTAGGCCGCTCGCTGGGCGATGGCCTTGTCCCACTCCGTCGCGAGTCTCGGGTTGACGAGCTTGTCGGGCTCACCAGGCATCGGCTCGAACTTCGAGAGCGCGACCCTGAGCGCTTCATCGGAGACCTCGACGCAGATCCTCTTGAGCATCTTCTTGGACTTCGGGACGGAGCCCTCGCGCCACTGATGACACATCAGCGACAGGTACGCCCCACGCTCCTCGGAGGTCCAGTGAGAGGTGGCTCCGAGAAAGTCTTGGGCGTAGAACGGGAACCAGGGCGGTGGCTTCACCGACTAGCCCGCACGTCACCGTAGCGCTGCTCGATCAGCTCGACGAGCTGCGCATCGAAGTTCGTCACCAGTTCATTGATGACTGCATCGTAGTTGTACGAGACACCCGGAGGGGCGATCTCGTCCACGGTTTGCGTGAGGGCCGCGAGTTTCTCTCGCGTCTCTGGTCGAACTCTGACTTTGATGTCTGCTGTATCGCTCATGACCCCGAACGGTAGCACAGCGCGGGGAAGTCGTCAAGACGACGCCCCGGTGGTGAGCCGGGGCGCTAGTGAGGAGTGAGGGAGCGAAGAAGGGTCGGTGGTCGCTCGCCTGGCCTGGAGCTTACACCCACTGCGCCGAACCTACAACTCGTGGGCGCAGGGGCCTTGACAGATCCCCACCGATGAAGTACCATCTAAGTGGAGGTGATGACATGGCAACGACAACGACAGTCCTGAGAGGCAACGTCACTACCATCGAGGAGGCGGTCGCAAGAGTCCGGGCGGCGCTCCTGGAAGAGAGAGTCGCAAGAGTCCTGGCGCGGATCGGCGAAGCGGTCGCCGCGCGAGTTCTGATCCCGGTCGAGGTTCCTCGGCTGGCAACTGCGGAGGAGGTGGCATGATGACCTACAACGAAGCGAAGAGGCTCGGCGAGAGCTTGGTGGAGCGCGCTCCATCGTTCGAGTACATCACGAACTGGTTGATGTCCGAGGGAGCCGCCGAGAAGACGCCTATCGAGATCGCGATGATCGCGCTGGTCGTCAACGATTTGATGCGCGGCGGGCGGGTCGGAGACGAACTCGCGAAGCCCGAGATTTGGTACTACGCGGTCCGTCGGATGATCGACGCGACAGCGTGAACGGGAAGGAGGACAGGATGGGATACAGCGTGGCAGCAGCAGCAGGAAACTCAGAGCGCGAGATGCTCCGAGTGCTCACCACCCTCTACCCGGTCTACGAGAACGGCAGTCCGTTGTCGAATGGCTGGGCGCGCGGGGGTCGGGAGTATTTCGCCGAGGCAACGAGGCGGACCAACCCTGACGGCTCGGCGACCGGGACGGTCTTCCGGGTCAACGGCTCGAAAGCCTTCCGAGTGGGCGGCTACCGGGTCGATGCCGAGGGCCGAATCACTCGCTGGCCTGGGACCACGGAAGCTCTCCGAGAGAGAGCGGAACGGAACGCGGGAGCGCGGAGATGAGCTACGGTGAACCACCGAGATTCCGCGTCGGCGACGTCATCGAGTTCGGCGGACAACGCTGGACGGTGACCCAGGTGACCAACTGCGCGACCCGCTGCAAGCCGGTCAGCAAGAAGAAGGTCACGATTCGCGAGCGAACGTTCCAGGTGCCTGGCAAGGAAGTTTACATCTCGAACCATGCCGAGGTGCCAATCGTGAAGCTCGCCAGGAAGGGGCGGCGCCATCGGACGCCTTGACACGACTGCCCGACCTGGGTTACCATCTAAGTGGAGGTGATGACATGGCAACGAAAGTCACGAGGCTCGAAGGGTTGATGATCGACAACATCGGCGGCAACAACTTCGGCGACGGCCCTGGAGACGAGGTTTGGAGCGACAGTCTGCACGAGGGGCCGCACGGCTCCTTCGCCCCCAACGCCAGCTTCGGCGGGATCGTGTCCTCGCTGGTCAAGAAAGGGCTCGCCGGAACGAGCGGCCTGGAGGGTCGGGACGCGACGGTCTGGCTGACCGAAGAAGGCGTCAGGATCTACGAAGAGCGGAACGAGGAGGTGTGAGATGAGAATCATCGTCAACTACAGCAGCGTGGACGGCTTCAGTCGGAGGGGCGTGTTCGCGACCCTGGAGGGCGCGAGACGGTTCGCCTGGAAGTGGGTCGGTGAGAACGCGGAGGTCTCCTGGACCTTCGGCTACGCGATCTCCGACGACGGGATCGGCAAGGTCCGGGTCAAGGGTGACGCCACGATCTTCGACGTCTTCCCACGGGCGGGTCGCGAGATTCGCGAGAGCATCGAGGAGGTCGACGACTACCCTCCTCTGCCACGTCCCGAGTACTTCGAGTTCCCTGGACAAGAGGACGCCTGGCGGATCGAGAACCAGTACCGGGCCGCTATGCGGCGAGGGCCGGTCGAGTGCTCGGGCGGCTGCGGCGCCGAGGTCACGAACACCGATGGGATCTGCTACGAGTGCCAGTGCAGATTGCACGCGCTGGGAGACTTCAACATGGACGGCGAAGGATGGAGGTGAGCATGACTTTGACGCTGACTGACTACCGGGCACTGGGGGTCGAGGATCGGGTTCGATACCTCGCGACCCTCTCGGGCCTGCGAGCCAAGCCACTGGCCGTGCGCGAGGCTTACGAAGTCGCGGTGAGCTTCGGGATGAACTCGACGGTGACCGCCGACGGCGACAGCAACGCGAAGCTGGCGAAGAGCGGCGAGCTGGCGGTGACGATTGGCCTGAACCTGATGCCCGCCGACGGCGCCGGGAAGAACGTGTGCCCCTACTCGACGCCGAACTGCCGGAGGGTGTGCCTGGGGATCGCGGCGGGCCGCAATGTCCAGACCTCGGTCCAGGCGGGCAAGGTGAAACGGAACCTGATGTTCTTCGCGGACCGCGATGCGTTCTATCTCTGCGTGGCCTGGGAGATCTCGCGGGCCGTCCGCAATCGGCCTGGCAAGACGGTCGCAGTGAGGCTGAACGTGACCTCCGACCTGAACCACGCCGCCCTGGCCCCGTACCTCTTCCTGGCCTTCCCCGAGGTCCAGTTCTACGACTACACGAAGGGCTGGGACAGGATCACCGAAGAGCTTCCCGCGAACTACGACATCACGGTCTCTTGGAGCGAAGAGTCGGTGGACTCCGACCTGGCTTCGATCCGCGAGGGGCGCTCTCGCGTGGCGGTCGTCTTCGACGAGATCCCGACGACGTGGCGCGGCCTCACGGTGATCGACGGCGACGAAACCGACGCGCGGTGGCTCGACCCACTGGGCGTGGTTGTCGGACTCAAGGCGAAGGGCGCAGCGAAGCGCGACACAAGTGGCTTTGTTCAGATTGGAGGTGCGCGATGACGACGAAGTACAGACTGGCGAGCCCAAGGACCGCGAGGGGTTGGCGCTGGTTCGAGAAGTCCGGCGACAAGCGACCACCGAGGCGCGGCGAGTTCTTCCTGTCGGGCGCGATCCCGACCGTCTACCAGGCGCCGAACGACCTGCCATCGGCCTACAACATCATGGTCGAGATCGAGCCCCCACCGAGAGAGGTCACCGTCGATGGCTTCACCTACCGGCTCGTCGTTCCGGCCACGCCGATGTAGCCCCTTGACAGATTCACCCGAATGGGTTACCATCTAAGTGGATCTGGGAGACATCGGAAAGGAACGAAAGACAATGACCGCCACTGCCAACAACCTTCTGACCGACCGGGCGCTCTGGGACGAAGAGCGCGAGCGGGTTGAGCTGTTCGAGCTAGACGCCCGCAACCGGGAGTTCGCGGCGCGGACCTTCTTCCTCGTCGAGACCGAGGTCGTCGAGGCCACCGAGGCTGAGGACTTCGAGTGGGTCGTAAACCTGGCCGAGACCCGGCTCTCCGCCATCGAGATCGCGGAGGAGTGGGGCGTTGACTGGCGGGCGATTTCCGCCGCAGTGAGGGAGGCTGCCTGATGCGGACTCACTTCGATCCGCGCGACGGCACCGGGTTCACGAAGTGCGGTCTCCCGACCCGGTGGTATCACTCCACGACAGCGAGAGCCGACGTGACGTGCGGGCGCTGCAAGCCGAAGAAGAAGGGCAGCGAGAAGGAGGCAAAGCGATGACCGAGACCTACACACCACGGAGCCGCGAGGCAATCCTGGCCGAGGCCGTCGTTCGACGGACCACGGCGGGCGATGAGGCCGTCTGGGTGACCTGCTGGAACTGCGGCGGGTCCGGGGACTTCCCCTCCCCCGTGGAGCCGCCTGGGCGGTGCCGCTTCTACTGCTGGACCGGGCGAGATGCCGAGACCTTCGGACGGATGCCCGTCAGCCTCGAAGGGTACGTGAAGCGCATCCGGGCAGAAGAGAAGATCGCCTGGTATCACGAGCGCGGCCTGGAGACTCCCGCCGAGATCAAGCGGCGCGAGAAGAGGGAAGCGGCGGTCGCTGAGAAGGCGGCAGCCTACCGCGAGACCCGCGACGAGGAGTTCGAGTCTGAGCTGTTCACGCGAGCCCACCACAACCCCGAGACCAGCGACGGCCAGGAGACGTTCTACGCCTCTCTGAGGAGCCAGCTCGAAGACAAGGGCTACCTCACCGAGAGCCAGATCGAGGCGGCTAAGACGGCCTTCGAGCGCGACGACGAGCGGACTGCGGCGAGGGCCGTCTTCGACAGCTTCGTTACCGGCTCCGCGACGATCCCCGAGGGCCGGGTCAAGCATGAGGAGTTCCAGGTCTTGTCCTCCCAGGAGCGGCAGGGATACCTGAGCGGCCAGTCGGTCACGAAGCTCCTGCTCCGGTCGCGCGACGGCTGGAAGGTCTGGCTGACCCACCCGACGATCCGGCTGCCGGAGGAGGAGTGGGGCGGGCGCCCGTACTACTGGGCCGAGCGCGGCGACGTGCTCCGGCTGAGCGTGACGATCAGCCCGAAAGAGGACGACTTCGGATTCGGTTCCCGGCCCTCGAACGCGGAGGTCGTGAGCCAGGCTCCGAGAGAGGAGGAGTGAGGACGACCTCACGGCCTACGAGTCTTCTTGACTTGACAACCCTACCCGACCTGGGTTACCATCTAAGTGGAGATGAGAGAGACAACGACAACGGAAGGAGGCTAAGAGATGGCAGTCACCTACAACGGCGAGCTGAGCTACGAGGGCGCTGTCCTCGCAACTCGCGAGCGCAACGGCTACCACGACTCGGACTTCTACGCGATTGTCTGGGACGAGGCCGAGGGTCGCCTGACGAGCGTGCTCTACGACACGACACGGGGCGCGAGCGGCGGGAGCGCCACGGTGGACGCTACCGAGGAGGTCATCGAGAAGGCGCGAGCCTGGGTGCTGGAGGTCGATATTCGGAACGAGATCGCACGAGAGGCGCGGCGGGTCGAGGAGCCCGGCCCTGGAGACATCAAGAAGGGTGATCGTCTCCGCCTCAAGGAGGCCGTCACCTTCAAGGACAAGAAGAGCGGCGAGACCATCGAGGCCGAGGCCGGAGAGTCCGGCGCGGTCATCTGGAAGGGTGCCTTCGGGACCTTCTACCGCAACGGCTACAACAAGCCCGACCGGGGCAACACCCGCGTCGGCTTGAAGCTCGACGACGGTCGCGTGATCTTCGCGGGGCTCGACAAGTTCCGCCTGGACCGCGAGGCCCTGACCGACGAGGAAATTCGGGAGCGCGAAACGGCCTGGACGAAAGGCAACGACCCTGCGGTCGCCTACGCCGCTGCGACGGCACCGTCCGGCTACGTCTTCGTGGCCTAGAAAGGGGGAGTGAGATGGCGAAGAAGAAGGGCAAGATCAAGGTCCGGGACATCGTGACCGAGAAGATCATGGACGCGCTCAAGGCCGGGGTGGTTCCCTGGCGGAGACCGTGGGCCATCACCGGGCGGCACAAGAACGTGACGCGCGGCAACGCCTACCGGGGTATCAACGTCTGGCTGCTCGAAGCGGCAGCCGCCTCGCGCGGGTACGAGCGGCCCCTCTGGTTGACGTTCAACCAGGCGAAGAAGTGGGGCGGCACGATCAAGCCGGAGGAGGCCAAGCGCAACGGCGGCCCCGGCCCGACGCTGATCGTCTTCTGGAAGTGGCTGGAGAAGAGCGTCGAGGACGACGACGGCGAGACCGAGGTCCGGCGCTTCCCGATGATGCGCTACTACAACGTCTGGAACGTCGCCCAGGTGGACGGCATCGAGGACCGACTCCCCGAGGAGGAGGAGCCCAAGGTCGTCGATCCCATCGAGGCCGGTGAGGCCGTGATCGACGGGATGCCGAAGAAGCCGACGATGCACTGGGGCGGTGACCGGGCGTGCTACTGGCCGCTGGGTGATCGGATCGACCTGCCCGAGCGGGACGTCTTCGAGAGCGCTGCCGCCTACTACGCGACGGCCTTCCACGAGCTAGCGCACTCGACCGGCCACGAGGCCCGGCTGGGTCGCTTCGACTCGACCGACGTCCGGAACGCGATCTTCGGATCGACGAGCTACAGCGAAGAGGAGCTGGTCGCCGAGATGACCGCCGCGTTCGTGATGGCCGAGGCTGGGATCGAGACGCCAGAGCGGCTCGACAACTCCGCCGCCTACATCGCGAGCTGGCTCAAGAGACTCGCTGACGACCACAACCTAGTCATCGTGGCCGCCCAGGCCGCCCAGAAGGCCGCAGATTGGATCTTGGATGCTGAGGCCAAGAAGGCGAGCCCGGAGCCCGTAGAACTCAAGGAGGCGGCATAGGTGACTAGCATCGCGACACGAATCCTCAAGGGCGAGACGATCCAGCAAGGTGACGCCCTCCCGAATCGGGTGGAGGAGGACACGCGGAAGGCGCGCTCCTTCATCCTGAACGCGGTCAAGATCCACGTCCAGAACGTCGCCGACTACCTGGCGGACTGGCAGAAGGGCGGCTTTTCGTATCGCGACGACCTGCCAAACTGTGCGCCGCCGTTCGAGGTGATGTGGTTCGAGTACCACTTCGGATCGCGAACCTTCGGCGTGGGAATCCAGGGCGTCGAGAACGGTCCAGGTCGGACGTTCCCCTGGACGCTGCACTGGAGCGTTGTCGCCACCTCCCTCGACAACCAGACGATCAGCGCAGTCGCCCAGAGCAGTTGGAACGTGACCGAAGACGGGCACCTCGACATCGACCACAGCCGCGAGATCTTCATCGAGCCGCCGTGGGGCGAGCTGTTCTGGAACGACGAGAAGGACGAGAACTACAACGCCGCGATGTTCGTCACGCTCGCGCTCCCGGCGCTGATGGCGATCTGCTTCATGCACTGCCGCAATGTCGAGATGATCGACATGAACATCGCCAAGATTGGCAAGGGCTCCCAGCTCCAGCGAAGGCGTCCTCTGGCCGAGTGGAAGATGCTCAAGATCCGAGCGATGACCAAGATCCTCGACGGCTCCGGCGAGCGAGGCGACTCCCTGGCGACCCGGCTGCATATCTGCCGAGGCCACTTCAAGGACTTCACGAAGAGCGGCCTCTTCGGTCGGCACAAGGGCGTCTACTGGTGGCACTCCCACCTCCGAGGCGACGAGGCCGAGGGGACCGTTCACAAGGAATACGAGGTGACACCATGAGAGTCAGGATCGAGTACACGGTCGAGGTCGGCGACGACTTCAGGCGAGCGATCAATCACCACTACGGCGAGCCCGGCCTTGCCAGTAGGAACGACGTCAAGCTGCACTTCCGACAGTACGGCCACAGCGTCACCGACGACCTCCTCTACGACCTCCAGGTGGCCGAGGAGGAGGACGACGAGTGATCGGTCCGTGCGTCCGATCCGGGTACTGCTGTCGACGGGTGCCGTGCCCGTTCGGCCACCCCCGCGAGGGCTCGGGCTGGTGCGTCTACCTGGGCGGAGATCGACCCGGCTTCCACTGGTGCATGATCCACGCCTGGATCAAGACGCAACCAGGGGCTCGGGTCTCGCCCGCCTTCGGGGCGGGTTGCTGCTCCAGCCTGAACGGCGAGCGCCGCGACGTGATCCGCCGCCTCCGCCGCTCCTGATCCTGGGCCAGATCGCGGAATCGGCCCCTCCTGCAAGTCATTGAAAACACACCACTTACCGGGCAGGTTCTCGGAGGCTCCTCCTGGACTTGACAGGTTGACCCAAATGACTTACCATATAAGTGGATCTGGGAGACACAAGACAATGACCGAAATCCTTCTCGCAACAACCGCCATCACGGCCTGGGGCCTGATCCTCGAAACGGGGATCGCCTGGCTGACCAGCCGGTTTCCCCTCGGGACCTTCACGGCGGTCGGCGGCAACGGTGCCTGGGCCGAGGATGAGGAGCCCCGCCGTTGGGATCGAGGACTGACAGTGAAAGGAGCCCTGAGATGAGAGAGACGCTGAGAGCCACGAGAGGTCACCTTCTCCTGACCAAGGAGATCGAGGCCAGAATCCCCGCGACGTACTCGACCGAGGCCACGCCCCTGGCCGAGAAGATCGCGGTCGCGAAGTTCTTCAGCCCCTACTCGAACTGGACTTGGTACGTGATCGAAGGCGAGCGGATCGAGCCGGACGGAGACTGGTACTTCTTCGGCTGGGTCGAGGGCTTCGCCAACGAGCTTGGCTACTTCGCCTTGAGCGAGCTTGAGGCGACCACGGTCCTCGGCGGCGTCCCCGCTGTCGAGCGCGACACGAGCTTCGAGCCTACCCGGCTCGGTGACCTGACGAAGGAGGTGTGACATGAGAGAAGGAATCCGACCCATCCCCACCGACAGCGTGACGACTGTCGAGGTCATCACGACGCTGAACTACCTCGTCGAACTCATCGAGGACGGCGAGCCCACGAGCGAGGAGATCGTCGAGCTTCTGCGCGACTACCTCGGCGAGCGAGTGGGGATGCTCCGGTTCCGGACCGCAACGACCACCAGAGAGGAGGCATGAGATGACGAACCTGACCTACAACTTCCCCGACACCGAAGAGAGCCCTTGGCTCGATTTCATCCGAGCCGTCAACACAGCGGCCCACGAGGCCGGTGAGGAAGAGGGCATCTTCATCGGTGAGCCGACGCTGATCGGCGAGACCTGGCTCGGCTACATCGAGCCCGACCCCGAGGGCGTGCTGGCCGAGGGCGAGACGGGGCGCGAGGAGTACCCCGAAGCTCGGCTGAGCATCCTGCGACCGAACGGCTTGCCGGGGCGGCGCGCGGGAGGCGAGGCGACCATCGCGATCATCGCACTGACCGAGCGGGCCGAGAGGCTCTTCCGAGCTTCCGCGATCCGCCCGCCACTGACGGAGGAGGTGTGAGGTGACACGACCGGAACTCAAGGGACGAGACGCCGCGATCTACGCTGCCGGTTGCGCGGAAGGCTTGCGCCGGTACGCCGACCTGATCGAGGCCGCGCGGCGGATCTCCGACTACTACTACCCCAACAACGAGCCGAGGCTCGACACCGAAGAAGGGCGACGATGGGCCGCGCTACGAGAGGCGCTCGCCGCCGCCCCCAGAGAGGAGGAGTGAGATGACGAGAGGACACGGCTACTACCTGATCCCTTGGGTGACTGAGGAGATCGACGAACGCGAGGCGGCCCTGGAGTGGGCCGAGGAGGCTGGCGCCGAGACGCGCGAGATGGAGGTCAACGACGGCCTCTATGGCCTGAACATCGAGACCCGGAGCCTGGGGCTCGCTGTCGAGTTCACGAAGCGCTTCGGAGGCTGGGTCTACGCTGCGCTGATCTAACGGAAGGAGGCACGAGATGACGACACTGATCGAGGTCAAGACGAAGATCGAGCTGCTGGCGAAGTTCTACCGCAAGGAGTACGCGAAGCTCGTCTCGGAGATCGGGATCGGGAACAGCACAAAGGGCTACGATGGAGACCTTCGGCGACTCTACGACCGGGCTGGCGCCTTCGACACCGCGCTGGGCATCATCGCGAACATCGAGAACGGGATGCTCGACGAAGACATCGAGACCGCTCGGGCCTCGGTGATCGCGCCCGGCTCCTGGACGTGCCCGGAGTGCGAGACCCTTAACCCGCCCGAGGCGACAGTCTGCTCCTGCGTGTTCGCGCGGAACCCCTATTGACAAATCCTCCTAAATGCACTACCATCTAAGTGGAGGTGATGAGATGACACGAGAAACGGCAGCAACGAGAGACGCCCGGTTCGCGGCCCTGGTGGCCCGAGCTGAGGCAGCCGGGCACGCCGCCGCTGCGGCAGCGATCCCGACCCCGATGGTGGTCGTCGAGACGGACGGCCTGAGTGACCGTCCCACGCCGGGTGGCCGGAGTTGGGTGGTCAACGAGGGGCCGTGCGGCTTCGCCTGGATCGTCGTCCGGCCTGGTGGTTCGAGCTTCGCTCGGTGGGCCAAAGCCAACGATGAGGCCCGACGGCCCGACGGTTCGACCTACCCCGCCTGGAGCAACCACTACTACGGCGGCCTGTCGCGCTGGGTCGGTGAGTTCGGCCAGAGCGTCACGCGGAAAGAAGCCTTCGCCACGGCTTACGCCGAGGTCCTCCGCGAGGCTGGGATCGAGGCCACGAGCGGGAGCCGCCTGGACTGAGGAGATGCCGAGATGACCGAGACCACGAGACTGGGAGACTGCTACGAGGCCGCTGTCGGGTTGCTGCTCGATCTCAAGATCGACGGCACGGTCGAGAACGCGACCCTGGTTCACGGGCTCGTGACCGGGACGGACGGCGAGGTCGAGGGCGTCCGGTACGGCCACGCCTGGGTCGAGATCGGGGACGCGGTGTTCGACTACTCGAACGGTCGCAAGATCGTTCTCCGCCGCGAGCACTACTACGAGGTCGGCAACATCACCGACGAGGACACCACGCGCTACTCCTGGGACGAGGCCAGAGCGGCGCTGCTGGAGAACGAAACCTACGGCCCTTGGGAGGACCGTTTCTTCTACGAGGAGGTGTGAGATGAAAGCGATCACCGCAAAATACGCCGGGACCTGCCGCTGGTGCGGCACCAACATCAGCGCCGGGGAGAAAGTCCTCTGGTCGAGGGGCGCCGGGGTCGGGCACATCAACTGCCGCCCCTCTGGCAACGCCCGCGAGGACGCCGAGTATTACGCCGGACGGGCTGACGGCCAGCGCTACTCCGACGAGCGGAAGATGTACGGCCCAGAGTTGGCTGAGGCGTTCGCGGTCGCCGACGAGATGGCACGATGGAACCGAGGCGAGGACTACTGAGAAAGGGGGAGTGAGATGAGAGTGACAGACGTTGACGCTTTTACCCTGCTGGACGACGGCACCCTGGACACGGTGATCCGGTGGCCGGATGGCAACGAGTGGCGCTACAGCCAGGAGACCGCCGCCGAGTACCGGGACGAGGATGGAGTCCTGGACCTGGATCGCTTCCTCGCCGAGGTTGTGATCCCCACCTGGGAAGACTACGGGAGGAGGGTGTGATGAAGTTGATGATCGCGAGAGACAAGATGATCGACACGGGCTCGGGGGCCATCGCGGTCCTCTACATCCGTGACGGCCTGAAGCGCTGGAAGGTTCGCAACGGATCGACCGGCTACATGGAACTCCTTCGGGCAGGCTGGCGCCTGGTCGGAACGGACGCGCGTGGGATCACCACGTTCGAGGAAGGAGGTGCATAGTGCGATACGACTACGAGATCACCATCGACGGCGAGGTCTTCGGGACCGACTTCATCGGCCCCATCGGCGCCGCCAAGAAGGCTCGGGCGGTTGCCCTGGAGAACCCCGAGGCCACGATCCAGATGTTCGAGGTCGTGACCGACGACGAGGGAGACGTCGAGCGAGAGCTGCTCTTCAGCGCTCGGGGTGGTGGGGCTGCCGGGGGCGGTCACGAGGCGATCAAGGGGGACTTCTGATGTCCGACCCTCCGAACCAGGAGCAGATCATGGAGTGGCTCCACGGAGTCGAGGAGCGCCGGAGAGCTGCCAGGCGATCCGGCGACCGCGAGCGCGAGTGGATCGCGGGACAGATCCGCGAGGCCATCGAGGGCGAGCAGCGACACGACTGGCGACCCATCGGCGCCGAGACCAGCGATCTGGTGCGTTGCGCAAAGTGCGCCAAGATCGAGATCCGCCAGATCGCTCATCAACTCATCGTCCCCTGCGGCATCGCGAACGTCGTGGAGGGGCTGCGGCGGGCCTTGCAGATCATCACCGGGAGCCGGGAGTGACAGGGGGCTTGCATTCTCCACCCGCATGGGTTACCATCTAAGTGGAGGTGATGACATGGCAACGAACCGACGAGCGAGCTACGAGTTCCGGACGGCCCCAGAAGGCAACACCGCCTGGGGCTTCCCAAGATCGCCAACGGCCCCCGCAGTCTTCCTCGAAGAGTGGGCTGGGCGGAGCCTGGAAGAGTTCGAGAAGCGCCTGGGTCGCCCTGCCGACTGGGCCACCTATCACAACTGGAACGGGCGCAAGGTGAACTTCTACTACTGGCGGTGAGGAGGTAGCGAGATGACGAGACTGGCAAGAGAGATCGCGGTTCTGGTTCTGGTCGCAATCGTCGCCATCGGCGCGGTTCCGGTGGCAATCCCCACTGAGGTCCGGGTTCCCGTGACGGTCGCCCTGGCTTCCATCGAGTACGGCCCGGAGGTGTGAGATGACGAAGACGACAGCGACCCGCTTCAAGAAGATCGAGTATGGCCGATACTTCTTCGAGACCACCACCGGGGTTCGCGGCGAGGTCACGGCATGGCCCGCGAGATACCAACTGAAGAACCGCTGGGTCGCGCGGGTCGGAGCGTTCTCCGCCGCTGCCCCGAGACGCCACCTGGCCGTCGAGGCGGTCGTCGCCAGCTTGAGCTTGAGAGAGGAGGTGTGAGATGACGACCACCAAGACCACCGAGCGAACAGCCTACGCGATGGCCGTCGCTGGCCGTCAGGATGCGTGGGTGGCCGCAGCCGGTGGAACCGAAACGCCCGTCCGTGATGCCCTTGGGCGCCGGATGTTGTACTGCTACAACCCCGGCCAGAGGCGCCACGCCTACATCGACCTCGACACCGACATCGAGGCGACCCCGACCTGGAGGTGACGAGATGACGAAGACGATACCCCTGTACCCACCGCCTGAGTTCGGGAAGGATCGAGTGCTCATCACCGAGCGGAGCCCGAGCTACATCCGGGGCGAGTGGAGACCGAAGGGTCGGATGCTGACGCGAGCCATTCGGAACATCGAGTGGATCGAGGACGACGACCCGCGCTACTGCCACTGGAAGGGCACCGTGACGTTCCTGGGTGAGGAGGTCGAGGTCACCCGCTACCGCTTCGCGCACTCTTGGAGCGGGACGGTGTGGAGCGTCGAGCGGAGATGGCGGAGATGAGCGACTTCCCCGGAGCAGCCTACGACCGATGGCGCCTCCAGGCACCACCGGAAGAAGAGCACGACCCCGAGTGCCCGTGCCACGAGGACCACGCCCCTGACGACGACGCCGAGTGTCGTTGCCAGGACATCGAAGAGTACCTGGCCGACGAGGCCGCCGAGTTCTACCTCGAACGCATGAGAGGAGACGGATGATGACGAATGCAGTCTACGTGGGCAGCCCTGGATTCCCAGGCAAGGTGACCGTCGTCACCGGGACTGTTCACACCGAGAGCCGCCAGGTGAAGCCGCTACCGCTGCGCCTGGATCTCGCGAACCACTCGCCAACCGGGTTCGCCTGGGGCTACGGCGGGAGCGGGCCAGCGCAGCTCGCGCTCGCGATCCTGGCGGATACCGTCAGTGACGAGCTGGCGCTCAAGTGGCACCAGCACTTCAAGATGAGATTCCTATCGACGCTCGACGGCGACCAGCCGTTCCAGTTGCCGCGCTCGATGGTCGTGGAGTTCGTCCTGGCGATGGAAGAGAAGGAGAAAAAGGTTGGGGAGTGAACGGTCCCTGAAACGTCCACTCCCCAGGAGGTGATACAGCAGAACCGATTATACACCCAGCCATAGGGGCTTCGCAAAACCTCACTTCTATGGCTATACTAAGAGGTCAAGAGAGGAGGCACCACCATGATGGAAGCGTTAGCGAAAAAGTACATCCGCGAGACCGGCCTGGAGCCCACCTATCGGCGGCTCGCGAGGGCGATGGCATTCTGCCGCAAGTACGGCCTCCAGCCGCGCGAGGTGAGGTTCGAGAACCACATCGACCCGCGCTGGGCATCGTGGGACAAGCGGACCGCTGCTGAGCGGCTGTCTGTGGATCTCGGGCACACGAACGCGACGAAGCGCTACGGCCCGGCGTCCCGCTGGTGGATCGTTCCGAAGCGACTACCCAAGAAGGCGGCGTGATGTCCTGCTCGCGTTGTGGCGGGAGAGGGTGGATCTACGATCCGCACAATCGGTCGGCTGTCCGTTGTATGGACTGCGAGGCGAACGACCGCCTGAAACGTGAAGGCGTCCCTCCTGCTGAGGATGTCGCCGGACCACAGCAGCCCAGCGTCGATGATGACCGCGCGGACTTCTACAACACGATCTCCTTGACCGGCGACGAGCTGGCGGAGGCGAAGTCCGGTGCCCGAACGCAAGAGTCTCGGGTGCTCGCGTACTTCAGAGCTTTCCCGGACCTAGAGCTGACCCCCTGGCAGGTCCAATCGAAGTTCCCGCGCTGGCCCATCACCTCTGTCCGCAGAGCGATCACAAACCTCACGGCAGAGGGTTGTCTTGTGCGAACACACCACCAGAGGCCCGGCCCTCACGGGAAGCCCTCTTACTGCTGGAAGCTGCGAAGGAGGAGCACCTCTCTCAGGGCTTGACTCTGGGACCTCTTGTGGAGTAGACTCCACCGTATGCCGAAGCACTACAAAGAAGTCAGAGCACGAATTGATCCCAAGGCGCACGCGAACGCGGTGAAGGTTTGCGAGCACTACGGGATCACCCTGACGGTGCTCGTCGAGCGGCTCTTGGCGCGCTCGGACCTTTGGGACCTTTGGGAGGAGGAGACCGTCGGGAAGAGACCAGGGAAGTTCCAGTCATGACGCATCTCTCAGTGAGTCAACTCGACACGCTGACGAAGTGCGGACAACAGTGGTACTTCCGCTACGTCGAAGGTCTACGAATGCCGCCTGGGGTCCGGATGGTGATCGGGAGCGCGGTCGATGGCTCGGTCAACCGGAACCTCCAAACCAAGATCGAAACGGATGAGCTGATGCCGACCGAGGCCGTTGCCGAGACCGCGCGAGACGTCCTGAACGAGGCGTGGTCGAGGAACGGGGTCGAGCTGGACCCAGAGGAGAAGGAGCTGGGCATCAAGAAGGTCAAGGGGGCCGCCATAGACCGATCCGTGGGGCTCGCGGTGCACCATGCTGAGCAGCTCGCTCCGGGGCTTCGACCCGTCCAGGTCCAGCGCAAGTTCGAGATCGACCTGATCGGCTACGACACCACCTTCCTCGGCTACATCGACATCGACGAGGGCACGCGGATCAGGGACACGAAGACGACCCGCAAGGGCAAGGGGCAGGTCAAGGACGACGTTCATATCTCGACCCAGTTGACCGCCTACGCCCTGGCGAAGAAGGTGATCGACGGGAAGATCCCGAAGGCGGTCAAGCTCGACTTCGTGTTCGACCGCTACGACAACAAGCGCGACCGCGAGCCGCAGCACGAGACGTTCACGGCGAGGCGCACGACCGCTGACTTTCAGCCGTTGCTGAACCGAGTCGAGCGCGCCATCGAGGTCATCGAGTCCGGGGCGTTCATGCCAGCCCCTCCGGGGTCCTGGTGGTGTCATCCGAAGTGGTGCGGCTACTGGGCCGTGTGTCCGTGGGTCAACAAGAAGAGCATCTCAATCCAAGTACCGAAGAAGGCAGGAGGTGGAAAGTGACGACGAAGGAAGCGACGAAGGCGCTGGCCCAGGTGGCCCGCAGCGAAGAGATCTCCAAGGCGACCGGGGTCCTCAGTGACAAGGACATCGGCGCCTCGGCTCAGTCCCTCGCAGCCCAGACGGAAGTCCAGGGTGCGATCCTGATGGCGAAGCAGTTCCGACGCGACGAGGACAACGCCTTCGAGCGGATCATCCGCGCCTGTCGGCGGAGCACCTTCGCGGAGAACGTGACCTACAACTTCCCGCGTGGGAGCACCAGGGTCATCGGCCCTTCGATCTACTTCGCCCGCGAGATGGCGAAGGCATGGGGCAACATCACCTACGGTTTCCGGGTCATCCGCGACGACGAGGAGCTTCGGGTCATCCGGGCCTACGCCTGGGACATGGAGCACAACACTCGCGTCGAGCAGGAGGACAGCTTCAAGAAGCTCATCCAGCGCAAGTTCGGAGGCGAGACGAGATGGGTCTCCCCGGACGAGCGAGACCTCCGAGAGCTGACGAACCGCAGGGGCGCGATCCTGGTCCGCAACTGCCTTCTGTCGCTCATGCCCCAGGACTACGTGGATGAGGCCATCAGAGAGGCTACAGCGACGATGCAGAAGGGTATTGCGGCAGACCCCGACGGAGCCCGGAAGAAGATTATCGCTGGCTTCGGCAAGCTCAACGTCAAGCCTGCGGCGCTGAAGACCTATCTCGGGATTCCACTGGAGCAGGCATCCCCGGCCCAGCTTGCCGAGCTGCGCTCGATGTACGAGTCGATCCGTGACGGTCACTCGACCTGGGCGGACTACTCCCAGGACGGGACCGAGAGCAAGCCGAAGCAGCCGCAGAAGACCGGCAAGCTCGACCCGTCGAAGCTCCAGAAGACGGAGGAGAAGCCGGAGGAGCAGGACAAGATCGAGTACGTCAACGCCGACGAGATCGAGGCCATCAAGAACCTCCAGAAGGTCGCCACTCAGCACGGCTTCGACATCACCGAGCTGAACGAGTACCTGAAGGAGCACGCTGGCACGGCGGCCCTGAAGAAGATCCCGCGCGACAAGTTCGAGCAGGTCCTCGACTGGCTGACTGAGCGGATGAACGAGCTGGCGGTCAGCGGTTCCGATTCTGAGCCCTCAGATGAGGAGACAAAACCGGAACCGAAGATGATGAGCGCGGCCCAGATCAAGCGGATCGAGGACACCGCCGACAATCTGGGGATCGACATCGGTGCCGTGAAGCGTCACACTTCCGCGAAGTTCGGCGCGAGTGTCCTTGAGAAGATCCCCGCGAACGAAGAGACCGAGATCCTCGCCTGGATGGCGAAGAAGAAATAGGAGACCAGAGTGACCAAGAGATTCGAGCGGACGCTGCCCGTTGAGCTGAGCACCACGGAACTCGACGAGCGGCGCGACAAGCTGGCGAACTTCGACCTCAAGGTGCAAAGCCTGATGGAAGAACTCGAAGCCGTGATCGAGGAGGCGAAGGCGCAGAAGAAGGCGCTCTCGACGCGGATCGACGCGGCCCAGGCGATGTGCTTCAGCCTGGCCGGAGAGATCAAGGACAGGTCCGCCTATAAGGCCGTGCTCTGCGAGCTGAGCCTCTACCATGATGAGGGCCAAGCGGTGACCGTGAGGACCGACACCGGGGAGATCATCGACGTCCGCGAGCTGGACGAGGAGGAGCTACAGCTCGGCCTCGAAGACAAGCCCCAGAAGATGCCAGCGGCCTTCAAGAAGGCGCTCAAGAAGTGGGCTGCCGAGCAGGAGCAGGAGGGGCAGAAGGTCTCGATCACCTTCGACGATGAATGAAAATCCACGAGCTGCTCGACGTCGAGGAGGGGGAGCCGTTGGCGTTCAGCTTCCCACTCGACGGCGAGCAAGTGTACGGCTCATTCGAGGTGCTCTACGAGCGCACGAGAGGACCCGCGACGATCTGGCGGTGCCAGGGCAACACGCGCGACACGCGAGTGGTTCAATTCGACTTGATCGGTTTGTCGGGTGGTCAATGGCGGGTATCGAACATACGCATTGTTAGGAGGTAGACATGGCAGAGAAGAAGGCAGCTAGAGGGATGACGATCAAGGTGCCGCAGGAGTTCGCTCTCGCGATCCGCAACGCCGCGAAGGTGAGCGGTGTGTCGGAGAGGAAGATCCGCGAGCTGCTGGCGACTCGACTCTTCAGCGAGTACACCGCCGCGATCATCCCGAAGATGGTGCACGACATGGTTGGCACCCAGCTCGGTCTCGACCTCGACGACGAGTGAGATGATCTGGCACCTTGTCATCGAGGGACCTCCGTCCACGAAGAAGAACTCCCAGCAGCTCGGCCAGATGGGGAAGAAGTGTCCCGCGTGTGGCCGGGCTCGAATGGGGATCTTCCCGTCGCAGGACTACCGCAAGTGGGAGCGCTCCGCGCTCAAGCAGCTCGCTCCTCAGTGGCACGACCCGCCGCTCGGATCGAAGGATCAGATCCTCTGGGTGCGGGCCGTCTTCTACCTGGGGAAGCGACAGCGGCCCGATCTCACGAACCTGGAGGAGGCCGTCGGCGATCTCCTGGAGAAGGCCGAGGTCATCACGAACGACTACTGGATCGGGTCCTGGGACGGATCGAGAAAGGCGAAGGACTGGGACAGGCCGCGTGTTGAGATTCAGCTACGACTCATGTGACGTTGCGACGGGCCGTGGGGTGTCGGCGCCTGGCGTCGAACGAAGAGCCATCCCACGGCCCCTCGGAGCGCCGCGTGGGCGCTCTACCGGGGCGTCGGAGCTGCTGAGCGATCTTACTGACGAGGTGAGATCGCCGGGCTTCGTCTCTGTTGAGAAAAGGCCCGGCGCTCCGGTCTCTCGCCCTAGAAGAGGTCGACGACTTCCTCGAACAGCGCGATCCAGTCGTCGTTCGCGAAGACGACGAACACGTCGTCCCACGTCATATCGGAGATCTTCTTGCCGGTGATCTGCTGGGCTTTAGCGGCGAGTATGATGAGCTTCAGGAACTTCATCCTGTCCTCCTTCTTATAGGTTCAACTTCTTCAACTCCGACAGCAGCGCAGCCAAGTCGCCGGGGAGCAGTGCGATCTGCGTGATGGCGACGTGGTTGTCCCCGCCCTCAATGGTCTCGATGGCCTTGCGAGCCGTGTCGCTGTCGAACTTCAGGAAGCCCCGAGACACCTCCACGGTGTGCCAGCCTGGGCCGTCGTCAGGTGGCGGTGGCGGTGGCGGAGCGTCGTTCCTCATCTCTTTGTCAACCCACTTGGGAACATCGAAGCAGTTAAAGACTGGCTGGACAAGCGGCTCTAGTGTGGCTAGATTGGTTGGCTTCACATCGAACCCTGCTAGATCCCAGTCAAGAAAGCCCCACCCACTAGCGTAGGTGAACGTCTCGGTCTGTCCAACGTTCGGCCCCCATCTCCAGTCGATCCGGTAGCAGACTGTCGAGCGTGGAACGTCATCGCTGTGCAGGCCAAGCTCGCCAGCGGTGTAGGCCCTACCGTGGAGCGTCGTTCTGGCATCACCAAGGGATAGCACCGGCCCCCTTGAGCAGTTAGCCCATTGATGGTATCTCGTGCTGGATGCGAACGACTCACCAAGGGTAGCAAACCTCCTGCACCAGATCACTCCCGGTGCGATGTGAGACTTGAACGTTGTTGGATCGTCCCAACCGCCATCCTCCGTGATGACATGGTAGATCCAGTTGTCGTCCCAGTAGTACCAGTCCCACGCCATTCCCTGCCGCCCCTTGACGATGGCGAACACCCGGTTCTCATCATCCCTTACGGTGGACATCCTGCCGCCGCCTGAACTCGTCTTGGCGAAGTGAACAGACGACGGGGCCATGAGTTCCAGCATATCGACCCTGCCCGTTGGCGGTGGCGGTGGTGGCGCGGTCCCGCCGTCCGGGTAGACCAGCTTCACCGACTTCTTGCCGTCCATCCTGACGTGCCAGACGCGGCTGCCTCCGAGAGTGACGACCTGCGGCCCCGCCTTCCAGCCGTCCGGGTCGCGCGGGTTGTCGCGCCCGTCGTTGTGCTTGTTCGGCCCAGGCAGGTAGCCATTCGAGCAGTCCCCAGCCCCAGTCCACGCCTTGAGCACGTACTTAGTGCCATCGTGATCGACAGACCCGAAACCTCCGGGGTCAGCGCGCCTCGCCTTGTTGCCCTCGAAGATGGGGGCGAAGTGCTTGCTGTACTTGTCGGCCCACACCTGTTGATTTTCGGATGGATTCCGTTGCCCCGCGTACCAGACCTTCCCAACCATGAAAGAGGTCGAGCCCGCGCCGTGAGTCTTCTCCGAGATCCAGGCGGTGCCGTGGTCCGTCTTGATGAGGTGGACGGCGCCATGAAAAGAGACGTTGCAGTCACGGATTCTCGCGATCAGAGTGTTCAGGTCATGGAGCCCTGCGGGGTTCATCGAGCGCAGCGCTACGAGGCCCTGGCAGAGCGTCTTGTCGCCACCGGCCAGGTAGTCCCAGCGCCGATGGCCGTGCTTCTTCAGGGCCTTGAGGATCGGCTCCAGCTCCCAGTTCGCCTCCGGGCACTTTCCCAGCCAGTTGTTCACGTTCCGCCCGATCCCGGCCTGCTCGATGAGGTGCTTGTACGGGTCGCCGGTTCCCTTGCCGCTCGGTGTGTCCCAGCCGCACCAGGAACGCGACCCGCCGCGAGCGTAGGAGTAACCGAAGCCAGGCTGACTCGCCCAGCCCATCGTCAGGATCGTCGACAGCATCTCGAACCGGAGGTAGCGGGCCAACCCCTCGACAACGGTCTCGTTCCCCAACATCCGAGCCAGGTGCAACGTCGCCTCGTAGCTCATGTTGATCCAAGAGCCGTATCTGTGAGAAGTCCAGGGTTCGGACGTGTACCACTTCCCGAGCCCGAGATACCCCTCCCACGCCCTGAGCACGGCCCTGGCCTTGTTCTGGTCGCGGTGATACCAGAACCACCCGGCGCAAGTCGCTTGCAGGCAGCAAATGTTCGCGCTGCCTTTGCTGAAGACAGTTTGCGCGTTGTATTGGCTCCGGTGTATCTCCGGGATGTCGTCCCCGTTGATCGCTTTGACGATCCAGTCTGCCGCTGATTGCCCGCCCATCATTCACACCCCTTTCGAGGAATGTGTTGGAGCTTGAAGTGGTTGAGGTACTTTTCTGGATTCTCCGCCAGGAAGTCTCGCAGGTTGTCGGGGTTGCCCTGGAACGGTGACTCCAGGCCGAAGTGGAGATCCTCGGGCCAGTAGGCGAGCATCACCATCGGCGTGCAGACACCCCACGACTTGACGCACGCGAGCCGCCGCGCCACCATCCGCCCACCGAAGAGACGCTCGTCGATAAAATGAAAAATCAGCCGGTGCCACGGATACCAGTTTCCAACGTGCTCCATGATCCTGGCGACGATCCGGTCGCGCTGCTCGTCGTCGACGTTGAGCGGCCTCCACAGCTCCACCTTGCCCCTTCCGGCGTAGCGGTCGACCAGCTTGTGATGTCGAACTCGACCCAGGGCCTCGACGACCTCGACGTCCTCGATCCGGTCGCAGTCGTTGACGACGAGGAGTGTATGGTTGACCAGGCTCTTCGGTTCCCAGTGCTGGCGGGTAGCCCAGCGGATCGCGCGGCTCAGCCAAGCGGTCCCCTGCGTCCCTCCGATGTCCCCCTTCCGGAAGCGAGCGGAGCCGTCAGAGGCGCTCTGACGCACGACCATTGATACACGACGCTCAGCCTTCACGTCGAATCTTTTGCTCTCAGGGCCGCTCAGGGCGCCACGCAGGGCCTCATTTGGGTCATCTTTCATCTCGCACCTCAGTAGTCGGCGATCTCGGCGTGCTCCTGGAGCACGAGAGCCTCGTTCAAGTTGAGCCATCGGTCGCCGATCCAGAGAAAGACCTGGGCCAGCCATCGGCCATACTTCCCCTTTCGATCCCTGTAGGTGAGCAGTCGGATCGCCCCTGCGGAGTTGAGGAGATCCTCGGCGAACTCCTTGGCCTCGATGCCGTCGGGGCGCTCGGGGCCGCGCAGCTCGAAGGCGTCGATGCCGTAGAGCCGGACCGGCTGTTCGTTCAGCCAGACACCGAAGCCGAGGTCGATGTTGAACCGGATCGTGTCGGCGTCGTAGATGCTGAAGAACTCCGCCTTGTACCAGTAGAAAGAGAACTCCAGCTCGGGGTCGTTCGCGTCCACGAAATTGACCATCACTTCTCCTTGATCTTCACCTTGATCGTCCGGTCGTCGTGGCGCGGCGGGGAGTTGTCGGTCTGGATGTGGCAGGTGATCTCGTAGGACTCTCCGGGAGTCCCGCCCGAGAGCCAGACTGTCGCCACGTAGCCGTCGTCGGAGTCGGAATCTTTCGTGATCCCAGTCGGGACGTTCCAGGTGGCGGAGTTGATCTGCTCGTCGGTGATCCCATCGAGCCAGAGGTCCTCGTCCCGCTCCTCCCAGTTGTCGGAGTCGTCCTCCAGGGTGGCTCCCGCGACGTGCGGAACGATGCAGTCGTACCAGAGCCCATCGGCAGGATTCCAAACGACATTGCGCCGATTGTACTGCGTCGTCGTCGTCCAGGGCGGAGCCCCCCAGCCAATCGAGTATTCCAGAACGGCATCGGGGTCCTTCTCGTATGTGTCCAAGACAGCCATCGGCTTCTCCTATCTCTCGAATTGAACGAACACGTCGCGATCCTCGCGCTCGACGTCCGCGTGTCGGCTTTCGCGCGCAACCCTCGCGAGCCTGGATTCTCGGCCTACCTCAGCGTGACGATTGTCGCGGGCAACATGGGCGAGCCTGGGCTCGCGCTCAACGAACGCCAGGCGGTAAACCTGGACCTTGAGACCTGGGACCGTGACCGTGACAGTGATCGGCTGTCCAGCGATCTCCAGGACGCCGCTGCCGAGGACCGTGTGGGCTCCGGCGCTCGTGCTGACCGCGTGACCCGAGACCTCGACCGAGCCGCTCCCAAGGACAACGTGAACGCCGTCGTTGGCCGTGGTCGAGGTTGGGTGCCCAGTGGCTTCGACAACGCCCGAGCCCAGCTCGATCTTCTGCCCTGCTTCCGTTGCGACCGGGTAGCCACTGACCTCGACCGAGCCGCTTCCGAGGGCGAGCTTCTGGTCCGCCTTGGTCTCGGTGGGCTGACCCGAGACCTCGACCGAGCCACTGCCGAGAGTGACAAAGACGCCATCGGTGACCGACACCGCAACCGGGTAGCCGGTCGCTTCCACCACGCCCGAGCCGAGGTCGATCTTCTGCCCCGCGACGGTCGTCGTCGGCCAGCCGGTGACCGCCGTGGTGCCCGTCCCGAGCGTGAGCGATTGATCGGCCTTCGTTGAGACAGGTTGACCCGAGACCTCGACGGTGCCGGAGCCCAGCTCCACGTTGACGTTGCCAGCCGTTGTGGCGGTGACGGTGATCTGGTGCCCGGTGGTCTCGATGTCGCCCGATCCCAAGGTGAGCTTCTGGTCGGCGGTCGTCTGGACTGGCTGACCAGTGATCGCCACCTGGCCCGCTCCCAGCTCGATGAGGACGCCATCGGTGGTCGTGGTCGTCGTTGGGTGTCCCGTGATCTCCTGCGTCCCAGAGCCCAAGGTGAGATTCTGGTCCGCCTTCGTCGAGACTGCATGACCACTGGCTTCGACGGTCCCGGAGCCCAGCTCGACGAAGACGCCAATCGTTGTCGTCGTGGTCGTCGCGTGTCCGGTGGCTTCGACAACTCCGTCGCCGAGGGTGAGGCTCTGATCGGCCTTCGTGCTGACCGGCTGCCCCGAGATCTCGACAGTGCCATCGCCGAGGGTGAGAGATTGATCGGTCTTGGTGGAAACGGGATAGCCGGTCGCCTCGACCGCGCCCGCCCCTAGCTCGACGTTGACGCTCGTCCCAGTCTGGACGGTGAGCTGGTGTCCGGTGACCTCGACGGTGCCGTCGCCCAGAGTGAGCTTTTGGTCGGCGGTCGTCTGGACGGGGTAGCCGGTGGCTTCAACAACTCCAGAGCCGAGGGTGAGATTCTGATCGGCAGACGTGGAGACGGGGTAGCCAGTCGCTTCGATGACCCCGGAGCCTAGCTCGACGTTGACGTTGGCCGTCGTGGTTGTGGTCGTCGCGTGCCCGGTTGCTGCAACGACACCCGAGCCCAGCGTGAGGATCTGGTCAGCCGTTGTTGTCGTGGGCTGCCCGGTCGCAGCGACAACCCCCGATCCCAGCGTGAGCTTCTGGTCGGTGGTGGTGGTCGTGGGCTGCCCCGTGACCGCAACGACACCCGAGCCAAGGACCACATTGACATCAGTGCCGCCTGCCTCCGCAATATCCCCGCCGCCCCAATCATCGAAGTAGTAGTCCCCGCTGGACAAAATGTATGTGGCGATCCCAAGGCGAGGCCCCGAATCCACAGCATTCGCGCCGGGAGCCGTGGAGGACTTCCAAGTGTAGTTGCCCCAGTTCGAGGAAGCCCCTTCGACGCCATCCCACGCTCCAGTGTCGGGCAGCGAGGAGCCGAGGTTCCAATAGTAGGCGTAGGTCGAGGCTCCGGTTCCTTTGACCGCGAAGCCGAGGTAGTCGTTGTTCTGAATCGAGTAGTTCGAGGTGGATTGCTGGATGTCCACATTGAACGTCTCGACATTGGTGTAGTTCGAGAACTTGACCTTCTTGCCGCCGAAGTTGTCGATCTCGATGGCAACTCGATAGCAAGAGCCACCGAGAGGATCGTGTTGAACGCGAAAGTAGGCTCCCGCAGAAATCGCAGCGTTAGCGACATCGGCAACCTTGATCCGCGCACACTGATCGGCGCTGTCGAATCGCTCTGTGCGGATAGCTGCTTGTGCTGCGAAGGAACCGTTGGCATCAATCCATAGTCGGTCGGCTGGTTTCGTGCCGTCGCCCGTGTGGGCATGGAAGGCGTAATTAGAGGAACCACCATAGAAGGTGTCCCACCACTTCGACTTGTTGAGATCGAGCGGCGAGTCCCACTCCTGCGAGAAGTCAGAAGTGACCCAATCGGAAATCGTGCCTGGACCAAAGACGAAAGGCACGATCTATTCCTTGTAGATGATCCCTGGAGGATGGGGGAAGGATTCGACCGTCCCCGTTTCTGCCCCCGTTCCTCCTGCAATTTGATCGGGGCGCAGAACTGCCACGCCGGGATCGTAGAACAACAGGTTCTCAGGACGAATCAGGAGAGGGGCGTAGCCATCTTGGTACGCCTCAACCTCGGCATCGGTCAGGGCGACATTCCAGTAGGCTGTCTCAGCCCAATAGCCATCCCAACCCCGGTCGTAGCCGTAGGAGGAATCGTTGTTCCCTTGAACCAACTTCCAAGTCGAGTATTGCCAGTTCAAGGTCGAGGTGTTGTCGTTGTCGTTATGAGTCCTCCCGGTGTCGAGCCGCAGGATGTCAAACTCATGCCACACATTTGAGTGTTGCCTACCAACAAGCGAAAACCATTTGCCGTCTACCCAATCGGTGTCGTCTAGCGTATTCTGCGCCAGGCTCCCGTCCCATGCCTGGAACTGCCACCGCCCGTTCGCGTGGGTCGAGGTATCGTAGGCGATGGCTGCCCAATGTCCCGCCGACTGACTGGTGAGGCAGAACAGGCAAGACCCGTCCGTGTCAGCTTGAAGCGGATACCCCTTGGCAGCCAATGTGAAGGCTGAAGATGGATAGCTGAGACTAGGGGCCGACCAAAGAACCTTGTTCGAGTGCCCCGCGTAAGAGTCGTATCCTCTCGCCATCAGCGGATCTCCGTCATCAGTTGCTTCCAGGCCACCCGAGGCAACCGTTGTCGAGCAATGTCGAGAGCTTCGTAGACTTCCCGCGTCATCTCTCGCAGAGCGTCCTCCTGCATCTTGGTCATCGGCTCGACTTCTCCCGTGACCTTTGACTCATGCTCGTGGACGGGTAACTCCTCGCACCGCACGAACTCGAACCTCTGATCCGAGGCGTCGAGGATGCGACGGTAGGTGTCGTTCCACCACGACGCCGCTTGCTCCTCCCAAGTGTCTCCCTCCCGAACGTGGTGGTCCCGGTAAGGGTCGTGCTTGGTCAGGAACCGGAACCGTCGCCAGCTTCGGGCCGTTGCGACAGGATCTCGGTAGACAACCACGATGCGCGGGTTCTTGTCCACCTTCAGAATCCACGGCAGGATCATCTCGATCCGGGCATCGACAATCGGGATGCCTCGCTCCAATCCTTCCATCACGAACTTCAGCACTAGGCGTCGAGCGTGGAAGTAGCCGAAGTTGTCCCCTGCGTCCTCGTCCTGCGGCGAGCGGGTCATCACCCAATAGAACGGCCAAAGCTCGAACTCTCCAGGCTCGTGCCTGCCGCCGATCATCTGAGCCAGCGACAGAGTGCCGGATCGCAGCGCCCCGGTTCCCCACAGCATCACAGCACCTCCACAAGCTCGACGTTCTTCAGTTCGGCGTCGTCGGCCATCGAGTCGCTTGCAGGCGTTCTGGTGATCGAGAGACGGAACGATTCCCCCGGCTCCAAGGAGTCGATCTCTTCAAGGTTGCGCCTACCGCCGAGCCGGATGTATGCCTGCCGCGAGATGCCAGCGGAGGACGGAGCATCGGCACTCCGGTAGGTGTAGTCACCCCACGAGTTCGAGTCGAGATCCGTCGCGTCGTCCTCGTGCCGCTCGAATACGCAGCCCCATCGGACATCCCCGCTCGTGGCGGCTGAAGTCCAGGTGAGCTTGACCCCGAGCCGATCCCGCAGCGCCCGACGAGGCATCACCCCGTAGAAGTGGATGTACTCCTGCGTCGTGTCATCGAATAGCCGGACGGGATGCCGGTTGCGGAACCCTGCCGCCGCCGTGTTCGATCCTGCGCTCTCCGCGTTGTGCATCGTCCAAGCGTAGAGGGTGCGAGAACCGATGTCGATGACGCCGACTTCGGGAGCGGACGGATAGATGATCTCTGGCGCATGGACCCCGACATCCGGACTGAGTGACGTAGACCAGGCTGTGCCTCCGATGGGGTCACGAGTGTCCCTAACCAGAGGAACGTAGGCAACGAGAGCATCGGGTCGAATAAGCAGAGGCGACACGCCGGACGCAAGAGCCTGTTCCTCTCCGACCGTCAGGTGCGCCGTGTTCCAGATCCCCACCTCGGCAATCCTTCCGACCATCGTTTCGCTAGTCCACCCGGTGTTGCCACCGATGGATATATTGGGACTCCAAGGGAACCCTCCGTTGATAGCAGTGGTGGAAGTATCGACATCTGTGCCATGAAGAACCAAGCGGTGATTCGAGTCGCTCGAAGAGCTTGCAAGAATATGCGACCACTCTTGAAACTCTATCGTCCAGCCAGTAAACGAGTCGCTGTTGCCGCCATACCAAACCGCGCCAGCAGGTGTCGGTCCCCAATCAGCCTCGGTGTACAAGCAAATGAAGTCATTGGTGTCATTGAAAACACCGACACCTGTTTGCCACTCATACTCCCCGATATAGGACGCATCAGGATACGCCCACATCGAAATCGTGATCGGGTAGGCACTGATGGGTGCCGAAGAGAGGTAGACCCGCTGACTGACGGTTCTGTCGAACTCGTAGGCCACTCTCTACGTCTCCTTGATCTCGACCCTCATAAGCTCCGCGTCGTCGGTCATCGTGTCGTTGGTCCCGTCGTCGGCGTCCCTGGCAACCGATAGCCGGAAGCTCTCGCCTGCCGCCAGTGAGTCCATCTGTGCCCCGCTCGTGTGGGTATTCGTCTCGGTGTACTGAGGCTCGCCAGAGACAGAAGCACACGCGACCGCGCCGCTGGCCTGAGCCGTGGCGAAGCTATCGGAGTCCAGGTCGGTTACATCGTCCTGGTGCCGCTCGATAGCCGTCTCCCATTCGACGTTCCCCGTCGTGGCAGTCTCGGCCATCCACACCAGCAGGATCGTCAGCCCACCCCCGCCATAGTGCCGAGGGAGAACCCCGGTGAAGTAGCAAGTCTCCTGTGTCGTGTCATCGAAGTCGAGGACCATATGGTTGTTGCGCGTGTCAATGGTCGGCGCATTCGAGGACGGGAAGCTCGCCGCCCCTGGAGTGAATACGAGAAGGGTGTCGCCGCTAGCCATCAGTCTGCCGTCCCTTCAGAGCAGATCGAATCGTAAGCGGCCTTCGCTTGCGCCAAGGTCCGATCCGCCAGAGAGGGCAGGGCTGCGATCCTCGCCTGAAGGTCAGCGAAACTCGTAGCCGCCGCCACCGCTGCCTGGAAGTCCCGATCCCACTCGCGGAGTATGTTGATCTCTCGAATCGTCATCTCCGCTATCGCTCGCTTAGAGGCTCCCTGCGGCCCGTCTGCCAACATTATTGCCTGTGCCCCTGCTCGCTTGTTCGCAAGCCACTGAGCAGCAATCTCGGCGTCCCTGGCCGCTTTCTCCCCGGCGTCCATGTCGCGGATCTCCCCGGCGTCGTGCCGCCAGTATGCCTGCGGCTCCGTCAAGGTCGGGAAGGTAGACCCTTTCCCGTAGATCACGACATCGACGCCCACCCTCGGAAGGTAGGGACTCCCGCTCACCGAGGGCAGGTAGTTCAGTACCCGGTCGTTGTCGTGGGCGGGGTCGTAGATGTAAACGTCCGCCATGAGTCACCTCCTAACTGGTCTGTGCGACAGTGACGAGGCCGTTAGTGGCATGGAAGTCCACGTCGAAATCACCGTTGCTCGAAGACTTGTCTGTCGTGTCGTCGAGTTCGCACGAGAAGCACAGCTTGTCGGTGCCAGTCTTCGCGGCCACGGTCCCCTTGAGGATCGCCATGTAGCGCGCCGTGATCGTGACGGTGTTGCCAAAATCGACGACATCGGCATCGTACTTCACCGTCCCGGCTGCTCCGCTGAGCGCCTCGCCGGTCATATCCTGCGGGCTGTAATCCCCGTCGCTGATCTCGTTGGCAACGATGTCGGTGAGCGTGGTGTCGCCGATGGTGAAGGTGTGGGACGAAGTGAGGAGGATCGCGTAGTGATCGTCCGTGACCCAGTTGTCGGTGTTGTCCAAGCAATCCAAGAGGAACTGCCCGTACATCTGTGGATTTCCGCTTGCCATTTTTATCTCTCCCAGGTGACAAATGATTGACGAATCTCAGCGACGACGAAGCTAAGGCGATGAAAGGATGTTATGTGTCCGACCCAATTCCCGAGACCAGAGAGGAACGCCACGCCACCCTGCTGGATGGCTCCGAGCCTGCCCATCCCGAACGCGCACCGAGGGGTCATCATGGCGTCTCAAGCCTCTCTTGTCGCTGCATCCCTCGGCCCTGGTACGGCTGCGAGGTGTCCTTCGACTCGTAGATCGGAGCCTCGAACCAGACGTCCACGCCGTTGTCCTCGTAGATCGTCAGGATGCCGGTGTCCTCGTCGGTGATCTTCTTGTTCCTTGCGATCTTGGAGACAATCGCCAGGTCGAGCTGGATCGTCCCGATGTTGGTCTCAATGGTGGCGACGTCGGACTCGATGGAGACAATAGCCCCGGAGATTGTCGTCAGGGTCGTCGTGTTGGCATCGACATTGGTGTCGATGTCGGTCAGGGCTTGAGACTCTTGAGCTGTCAACCCAGAGACCCCCGTCTCGGAGATCGTATTGCCAGCCGAGTTCTGGGGGATCACCTGCACCTGATTCTGATTCAAGATCCCGGCACCGACATCATGGAAGTTGTTGTTCGAGCCCCCATCCATCAGGACGGTCCATTGGCTGTTGGGAAGGAAGGTGATCGAGTAGCCGTTGATGATGTTGATCGCCCGGACATAGGTCACGCCGGAGATTGTATTCTCCAGGGCTTGTTCGTGAGTGTCGGGGAAGGCCATGCCATCCTCTGAGTCCTCAAGATCCTTCAGCTCCTGCTGGAAAGCCAGGGTGTCCATCTCGTAGAGTGTCCCACTGACCAGAGTCAAGATGTCTGTGTCCGTTTGGGTCACAGTAATCACCTTGGTTCCCCAGTCAATCGAGATAGCCATTCTCAGCCTCCGATTTCGATGTCATTCTCCTGCAACACCTTGCGTAACCTCAGAACCTCTTCCTCGAATGAGCGGTAGCGTCGGTTGTTGTCGTCAACGACCATCGCCAGATTGCTTCTCTCGGCGGCAAGCTCCGCTTCCAAGCGAGAGCGGATCTTGTCGGACTCCATAAGATCGGTTCTCGCCTTGTCGAGCTTCTGGTTGATCTTCATGTTCTCTTCGGCGTAGGCATTCTTCATCCTGCGCTGCTTGTCATACTGCTCGTCGGTGTGGTTCGGCATTTATTCGTCCGGTATGAGAAAGGCTGGATAAGAAAGACCAGTGGCATTGTCAACGGTTCCAACGATAGTGGCCGTTTTGTACTTCGGGCTATCGGCGGCAGAGCCCTTGCGGACGTATCCTGTCATGGGCTGGTCATTCGTGATCGAGCGAGAGTCCGACACGACTCCGCTGGCATTCGTCAGGGTATTGAAGTATCCGCCCGTCGAGGTGATGCTACCCGTAGCTGGTGAGCTTGCGCTCCCCGGCATCGTGTAGGTGTAGGCGTCAACCCCCGTCACGCTGATCGCGTAACACCCGTTGTAGTTCTGTTCATTCGCGCCAACGATGTAGGCAAAGTCGCCACTCGACATCCCATGACCCGTATGGGCTACCGTGGCCGTGGTTCCAGAACTCGTGATCGTCACCGACTCTTGATAAGGAAGATCGCCAGTGCCATCAGAGGCGACGAGAAACACGCGGGCTCCTTGGATGACGGCCTGGGTATTGCTGTTCTTGACCGTCACAGTTGTCGTGACTGGATCACTGGCGATAGTGGTCGAGGCCCCTGAGCCATTCCGATAGGTGGCGTTCCCGGTCGTACCCGACAGATTGATGGTTAGCGCCCCTCCAGTGTTGTTGTAGAAGGTCGAGTCGTTCTGTCCGTTCGAGGCGTTGTAGCCCGAGTAGGTCTGATCTCGCAGCGTCACAGACGCAGGAGTGTTGGAGCCGAACTCGATAGCATGAGTAGTTGCCGTTCCCTTGACGAAAGTGATCCCGTCCACCTCTCCGTCAGGATCGGTGTTGACGTTATAAACGAGGGCGGCTGTCCCCGTGGTGCCCTCGTAGCCCTGAATAATGCAGTTGTTCATATTCGCGCCAGCATGAGTGATCTGGCCGCAGTCGTCGAAGGTATTGCCCGTCGCCGTCATCCCGGATTGGAAGGCGATTGTCGAGGCTCGAACCACGAGGTTGCTGCTGAACTCGACGGCGTTGAGATTGGTGTCCGAGAGGTCGATCACAACGCGAGTGGAATCCAGGGTTCCGCCTGAGCGGATTACGCTCCCGGTGATGAAGCAGTTGCACCCCGATCCGGTGGCTGTGATGTCGTAGAGGCCAGTGGGAATCGACAACGCCCCCGGCGGGTCCACGAACACCAGCACCTCGCCAGCCATCTCGAACCACGTAGTCGTTGCGCCGCTGCCGACCTGGAGTGTGCCGTACCCGAAATAGACTCCGTTGACCGTCTGCGTGATTCCGTAAGCTGAAGTGAGGTCCAGGGCGGCAACGCTCGCCAGCGTAACCCTGTCACCAGTGGTGCCTCCCGTGAAGCTGTACCCATCCAGATACCGCATCACATCCATCCAGGTGTTGACGACATTCTTGGCGTTGGAGGCATGGCCGGACTCGACGCCCCATCTGTCAACGTTGGCAAGCGTCAGCGTCGTGAACGCATCCATGTCCTGCCAGATGTAGAACCACCCGCCAGGATAAGTGTCGGACCCAAAGAGTGCCAACTGCTCTTCGGTGGTCCCGTCGAAGGCCAGGAGCTTGTACGGGTCAGTGGCATAGACGTCCATATACGGCAGGTTGTTCGTCAAAATCCAGCCTCGAAAAACAAGGCCAGAGGCGCTGACGGGAGCGCCCCCGGCATCGTAGTATCCTTGCTCGCCATCGGCGCGGAAGATGCCGCTCATCGACCCTGTGCCCTCTACCTTGATGTCGGTATCGGCAGTCGTCAGATCGTTCCATCCCGTATTGGCATCGGCGGAGGTCAGGACTCCATCGGTCAGACCTCCAGCGCCGATCAAGGTGAATGTAGGAGTAGCCACTTCTCAGCTCCTAGTAGTCGTCAATCCGCGAAGCCGTCGCCGATCCACCTGTTGATGTCAGAGAACCCTGTCCTTCGTAGGTCTTGATCGGGGTGTTGTTCTTGCCAACCCCGCCGTCGCGGACTCGAATCCAGAGAGGCAGCGGACCACTGGTGTAGATCGTGGTGAACGCCTCGTCCGTAGATGCAGCTTCCTTGTCCAGATAGCTGACCATGACATTGTTGGTCGAGGAAGCGTCGTCTGGGTCGGTGTAATCCGCCGAAGCGATTGTGAACGTGTCCGTACCATCGTGCGCCGTGTACGCCTGACGACGATAGCGACCATCGTCCAGTTCGATTCGTAGCGTCCCGGTCTGCGGAGTGTTAGCTGGAATAGCGTTGACGACCACCTCGACTCGATTGGTTGTGGCTAGCGCCGTCGAGAGGGTCATCTGATCCCACTTGAAGGCGTTGCCCGTATCCTTCGGGCCAACAAGGATCTGATCCTCTGTCGAGATCAGCCCACCAAGAGTCCAGGTGACGTTGTTCGGAGGCGTGTTGATGTCTCCGTCCAAGTCGGTCACGGTATCCAGGTTGGTCAGGTCGTCAGAGTCGATTCCGACGCCGTAGCCACCGATCAAGGTTCCTACATAGCTTCCCAGGAAAACCGGGGTGACGGTTCGAGAAGTGACTGATCCGTTGACATCGCAGGTGTTGGCCCCGTCTCTGATTTCGAGAGTGTCAACAGGTGCGACTCCGGTACGAAGTTCGATGTGGTGCTTGGTCCCGGTGGTGTCGTTTGCCAACAGGACACCAGAGCCGCCGCCCAAAGTCGGGTCGGCAACAGGGGTCGTCGTGTCAACTGCTGCCGTGACAGAGGTGGCTCCAGTTCCAGGCGTACCAGCATCGCCTTTCTGGACTGCGTACTCCGTCATCACCTCGGTATCAACAGGGGTGATGTCGCCAGTGATGTCTTCGAGGGCCACAACCATGAAAGTCGTGCCGTTGTCGTACATGATCCGACCAGCATTCCCGCCCGTCCCGAATCGGATGTAGTTCCCGACCGTGAACGTCCCGCCAGCCAGCGTGTCATAGGTCACGCCAGTTCCCCAGACAACCTCGTTGTCCTCCGTGAACGAGCCGGACAGGTTGTTATAGGAGTAACTGTGCGTGATTCCTCGGAAGCACTCGCCCTCGTCGTCCGCAGTACCATCAACCCAATAGAGAGCAGCGGCAGTGGAGGCCCCGGTGCGTGTCTCGTTCTTCGCCCACTCCCAGACAGCCTTCAACTGATCGCCACTCGTGTCGGCCCCGTAGGTCCACTGCGAGTAGTAGGGCTGAACACCATTACCGTCACCAATGTCGATGCTCTGAAACCCTTCGGTATTGGTGACATGGGTGTAGGCATCGACGGTGCCCTGAGCGGTGTCGTTCTGCGGGTCATCGACAGTCGAAACAGCCGCAACAGCCTCACCAACTCCGAGTGTTACGTCGAACGATGCGTAGGTGTCACCGTAGTTGCGAGCCTGAACGCGGATCTGGGCCTGGTCGATGTCGCAACCGAACTCGCGACTCTTCACTAGGCAGCGCATCAGGGTCGCGCCACCACCATTGAACGGTGATGTCTGGTCGCCCCAGAACGGCGCATCGCCGTCGTAGAGGTACTTGTCCTGGACGATCTGGATTTGCGTTGCCGTGCTTACGACCGATCCCAGAACCTTCAGGCCAGACCAGCGTTCCTGCGTCGCGCCTGACCCCTGAGTGATCGACCCGCCGTATAGGAACTCAGCGCAGGTTTCGTCGATGTTGTAGCCGTTGATGAGGTTGATGATCTCGTCCGTGATTCGTTCCGATGGCGTTGAACTGAAGATCGCCGCTACATCGTTCGACGCACTGGACACTTCTGAGTTATCCGCCAGGTCTTGCAGGTAGCGGTGGAGGTCGATGACCGGATAGGTCGTCGTCCCCGAGGTGTGGGTAATGTTCCCGGTTACATCTACTTCAAAATCGTCAGCGAACGCCATGTAACTTCTCCTCTATTCGGGTTCGTTAATTTCCACTGTCACTTCGTCAACGTCCTGACAAGTAGCTATGACTCCAGCACCTGCAATCGTACAGACAGAGATGACCCTGGTGCCCTCAGACCTTGCAAAGAACACGGAGAATGGATCGGTCGGCACTGGGGGAGCTTCACAGTCTGCCGGACAAGTCTCATGGTTCTCGCCAGGTTCGCAGATCCCGTTCCCGCAGGGATTGGGGGGTGGGGCCGAAGCCAGGAGCCAGTCCAGATTCGCACCCGCACCATTCGCGCAAGTATCCGTCTCGGCGATCCTCACATCGCCGTTCGCTCGATCCAAGAACTCGACCTTGCAGTAGTCCTGCTCGTAGCCGCGATCCGTAGCTCCCCACCCCGTATGAGAGGAGAACTCCGCGAGGGAGTTCGTGTCGATGTCATTGTCGCCATTGTCGGATTTCCAGAGCTTGCGGCTGGCGGGTTGGTCCTCGTGCGGCACCAACTCCCACACGTTGCCCTGCATCGTCAGGATGATGTCGAGTGGCTTCCAGAGCGCAGGATGGTTGGTTGATGAATAGTTCGGGAAGCTCTGGTTCGCTGTCTCATTGGCGAAGATGTTCTTCTCCACCAGATAGTCGTGCGACTTATCGGGAAGACTGACATACGTGCCGTCCGGCAGCTTGCGCCGATCTCCTGCTCCGACAGTGAACCACCCCGCGTACCCGTTCGGCTCTGGAGAGTAGAACGTGTTATTGCGAATGATGATCTTGTCGTTCGACGGATCGAAGTTCGGAGGGTCGCCCCCATACACATCGTCGCCTATGTTGATCGCTCGCTTGAGATTCGGCACCACGCCGAGATCCACGACCATGTTGTTCTCTACCGTGATGTCCTCGGTATAGACGATCTCATCGCGTCCCGCGCCAATGTTGAGCGCGATACTGTTCGTCCTGTCATCGTCCAGAATGAGAAGATTGTTGCTGAAAACGAGGTTGTCGCCATTTCGCTCCTGACAGCCTCGCAGCAGACCACCCTGGACTACGAATCCGTCCTGGATGTTCTTCAGGATATTCCCCTCGGCGTAGAAATCTCGGATGCAGGTGTTGATCGACATGGCCCCGCCTGCGACCTTCGTGATGCCGGGGTTCTCCCACGCAACAGGAGACTGGTCGAAGAAGTTGTTGAGGAACCTTACGTCGGTGTACGTGCCCCATATCTTCAGGCCAGGAGTGCTGGTACTGCCGTCGTCAGCATCGTCGTCACAGAACCAGTTCATCGAGACATTCTGCACGAGAAAATGCTCCTTCGGTCCCTTGATCCCGCCACCTCGCCAGAAGTAGCCGCAGCTATCCCAAATGTCGATATTCGTGAAGCTCATCCACTCCTGAGCAGCGCGATCCCATCCCTCGATCATCATGCTCCCGCTCTTGGAGTCGCCGCCCTTGTTGATGTCGTAGGCCCCGATGTCGTGGAACCAAACGTGCGATCCCATCTCGCGAGCATCGCCGTAAGCCTTTCGCTCGGCATGGAACAGCCCTCGGCCTGGACTCGGATCGGGCAGCAAACCGTACTCGCGGACTCGGATGTGCGCGACCTCCCACCGACTCGTCGAGAGCCAGTTCTGACTCTGAACGCACTGACCGCCAACGTCCTTGCAGTCCTGCCTCCAGAACACGTTGATGTGGCTGCCATCCACGAAGCCGTCGAAGTCGGCGATGTCCTCCTGATCGACTGGAGCATAGATGCCGTTCTGGTTGTAGTCCCACCCGACGATCATGGTCGGGTTCGAGGGTAGCTCCCAATCCGTCCGACGCATCCCCGCCGCAGGCCAGATCTTCACGCCATCCTGTCCGTTGTGCAGACCGCTTTCGAGTAGCCCTTCGTGGAACTCACCGCGAGCGCAGAAGATATTCTCTCCCTCGGTTTCGAGGAATCGGTTGTCCTTCGCGTAGGTCACGGTGCGACACGGAGTCTCCGGCCCCCCACACATCGGGTTGTCGTCGCCACGATAGCTGTCGATGTACGTCTGGACCTCGAACTCCCCATCGTTGTCGAAGTCTTCGAGGATCTGCGTCGTGCCCTCGATGTCGTTGCAGATCACGCAGTCCTCGGGCTCTCCGAAGATCAGGTCATCGTCCAAGTCGAAGCTGCATCCCTTCGCAACGTACCCAACCCCGTAGGTCGCCGCCTGTTCGCGAGTCATGTTCCAGAAGTCGATCTCTTCCACGGCTCCGACAGGAGCAGCGAGCAGCATCAAAACAGCTAGACATCTCATAGTCGTGCCTCCACTTGTTCGACGAGATCCTCGAAGGGGAAAAATGCGCCGGGGCAAGCCGTGTCCCACCAATCTGAGTGGCGGGATATGTCAGATGGTTCGGCGCCGATCATGGCGCACAAGCTCGCAATCGACCGTGCCCCGGCGATGAGTTGCTCTTCCGGCATTTCGTAGAGGTCAAAGTTGCCCACGAAGCACACCCCCAGGTGCGTCCGGTTGACCGGGATGCAGTGGGCTCCTTGCATATAAGCGGGGCGACCATCCAGCCCCTCGTAGATGTCGTCGATGTCTTCGATGACCTTGTGGTAGCCGATGTCTTTCCAGAGCCGGATCTCCTTGTGGTAGCGACGGAACTGCTCCGTGTTCACCCCAGGAGTGTCCTTGGTGGCAGAGTGGTGCAGTACGATCCCTTTCCAGCGACTCATTGGGTGATTCCGTTCTTGTATTCGAGAATGGCAACGCGCTCCCTCAGCTTTGCCTCTTTGTCGGATTGCTTCGCTCGATACTCCAGTTCTTCTTCCAGCGTGTAACGCCCACCAACCGCAAGCGCCCTAGTGTTCTCCTCAACTTGTGACCGGATTCTGCCGATGTCGGTATGGATGCTTTCGACTGTCGAGTTCATCGACTCTACAGTTTTTTCCAATCCAGCCACGCCCCGAACGTTGACGAAAAACGGGGCAACGAAGACCCCGGACAGTAGACTCAAAACAGCGACCAGTCCGGTAAGAAGTGCTGATTTCTGCTTGGCCGTGTCTCCCACTCGCCGCTCTCCTATGCCTTCGCGTCCCTCAAGAAGCTCTGCTTCTTCAATCAGGTCTGCGGTTGTATCTCCGGGCTTGCACATAACTCGACCCTCGGTGTCAATGACAGACACGATCATCCGCCATCAGGAGGACGTTCGTCTCTTCGATCTCGGCGACGTCGAGACCTCGCTCCAGCCACACTTGGTAGAGCTGCTCAAGGTAGCCTCGATCCCGTTCCATCGCCAGCTCGATCTCGATTACCAGAGAGATGAAGCTGGCCTCCTCTGCCAGCAGCTCCATGTTGGTCTTGTCACAGCAGCCCATTGTTTCCCCCAGACGGTAGCCGCTCGCGGCTGGCTCCCACGCCGCGTGGGAGAACTACTTTTTGTTCCTCATAAAGCCAGCTACCCAAGCTCCGAGAACTGATCCCCAGATGTAGAAGTGCTGACCGACGAACGCTGGCGTGAAGGCGTCCTGCCAGCTCGCGAGGTCCTTGATCTCCGGAGCCACGGCCACGAGGATCATGGCGAGCAGCGCGAGGATCGACCACCCCATCGGCTTCGACTCCATACTGACCGATGCGACCTTCCAGTTGTCCCGTTTCGGTGCGGCTTCTTGCGTTCCCATTTTGTCCTCCTATGATTGCGATCCGATGTCGTAGTCATTCAACAGCTTCCATGCCACGTTCATGTGCTCCTGTGGCGTCAAGGCTTTTTTGATAAGGGCAATCTCACCGCACTCCATGAGGTAGTCAGTCGGCCCGTTTGTACCGCCACCGCCCGACTCACCAAAGATTGTGTCGAAGCCCTGGTCTGTCATCTCGTAGGTTGCGTTGCCATCAGCGATGGCATTGAGGCGCCCAGATGGTAGGCCGTTCATGTAGAAATCGCAGGTGGCATTAGAGACATCGTAGTTGTAGGTGAAGCCGATCACGAGCGGCATCCCCGATGTGTAGGCTCTCTGGGTGCAGAGAGTCGTGTTCCAAGAGAACCAAGCCGCCTTGAACGCTCCGATGGTTGGGTCGAGCCGCAACTGGTTGATGGTCCCGGTTCCGGCGTTGTCGTAGAGGTAATAGTTTCCACCCTCCGGGTCGGTATCGTGGGCAATCGCGACAACAGCAATCACGGTGAAGTCCGTCAGGCTGCTTGTCCAGTTGATCTGCGTGAAGCTCATAAATGAGCCATCGCCAGAGGTCACTTGATTCCGACTGGCTACCGCAGGCTTCGCGCCCCAGTAGGTGCCACTAGATACATACTTCGGCTTATTGTCTGCGTTTGACTGACTGGCCGTGTGTCCGTTC